AGGCGCTTATACTTTTTTGATTCATGACTTCCAACTGACATTGCATTGAAGGTGGCATTACGATGTTGCTCATGGCTAAATCTGGACGTAAAGCAGACCGGCACAAAAAGACCGCTTTCACGCTCCGTCTTGAAGACCGCTTGCGTGATCGATTGGAAATACTGGCTGACCGCAATGCCACCGACATTACGACTGAGATTGTGATTGCCATTAGGGAACGGTTAGAGCGTAGCGGACTTTGGCCTCCCCCTCCTCCTCCACCCGAGCCTCCCACGTCCAAGAAATCTAAAGGCAAAAGCGAGCATTAAGGCGATTGACTCCCGCCCTCTGCTTCCCGACACTAACTCCGCCGTCGGAGACGGCCGGTCTTGGGCCCGCGTCGCAGAGAGGTCGGCGCGGGCCCTTTTCTCTTTCCCTTCCTTGTCACCCGCTCTCCCGCACGCAACCACGTCCCTTACCTTCAGCCGTCGCCTGTAACGGCTGAGGGCCTGAACCATGTCCGAAGAACCCTTGTTGACGACGGCCGATCTGGCTCGGCGTCTGCGCGTACGTCCCGACACGGTGTCGCGCTGGTCCAGTAAGGGCCTGTTGCCGCGCGTGCGGCTGCCCGATGGACGCTGGCGGTTTCGCTGGTCGGAGGTGGAAAAAGCGCTGACGGCAAGTTCGCCCGCGAAGTGAAAGAAGAGCCCCGCCGGCGGATTCCGGGCCCTCGCCTGCTAAGCCAGGGGCCTTCGGTTCAACTCCGAACGGGGCTACTACCACTGTATCACTCCTGGAGTCAGAGACCTTGTTTTTGCTGGAAATCCGTACCCTGGCACTGCTTCCGTGTCGAATAATTAGGGCAAAGCGCCCTTCCTCATGGAGACACCCTATGGGCATGACCCAGTCATACGAGCGTGTCAGCCCCGCCGCGGTCGCCCTCGATCTGGGCGTCAGCGCCGAGGAAGTCATGGACTGGCTGGACGACGGCCTATTGATCCGCCGTCTCCTGCAGGCCTTGCGGGCCCGCAACCGCGAAATCTCCCGACTGCGTGCCTTCGCGCCGGCCGCGGCCCTCCACGACCGCGGGCTACCTTCGCACAACGACGCCTGAGTTACGAGTTCGGTGAGTCAGTCAGGCGACAGGTCAGGTGTCGGTCAGGTCCTGGTCCGGTGGCAGCGTGTAACCGTCCGCGACCAGGACAACCTCGCCGTCGCGTTTGAGCTGGGCCAGGGTTTGTTTGAAGTGGCTGTTGAACTTGCGGCCGGCCCGGCTGGCGATGGCCTGGCCTTTGAGGGGCCGATCGGCCTCGGCCAGCACGGCGAGAATCTGCGAAGCCACGTCCCCCGTGTTCGCCTCCGGGGGCGTCGCCAAGGTCATCTCGGGCAGGCTGAGCTTCAGCTTGCCGGCGGCAAACCGCACGGTGACGCTCTGAGCGGACATGCCGTACTGGTGGTAGATGCGTAGCCACAAATCGCGGAGGAATTGGTCCTGGGGAAGGGGTGGCATGGCGACCTCACGGGCGGTCTCTTCTCTCTATCGCCAGGCACTACTATAGTGTACGCAAATACACTTATCAACTCCCCTCCTGGAAGTCAGCCGTTCTTGGCCACAAAGGCGGCGGCGCGTTGCAGGGCCGTCTGCGCATAAATGGCGGCCGTATCCGGCTTGGAGTGCCCCAGCAGGGCCGAGGTCGTGTCCCGATCGGCCAGTTCATCCGAGAGGGTGGCCGCGACCTTGCGAAGTTGCCCGGCGTTCCACAGCGGAATGGGCGGTAATTGCTCCTCGGAAAGACTCTTTTCCAGGCGTTCTCGGTGCCGTGCCCGGTTGGCCTTGGCGATGGCAGCATGGAGGCTGCGGCCATAGGTATGCGTGCTGTAGCGCGGCCCCGGCATCTTCTGGCGTTTGCCCAGCGGCTTGTGCGCCTTGTCCTGACGGCGCTCGCGCAGCCAGGCCTCCATGACCTCCTTGGGGCTGAAGAGATAGGCATCGGCGGCCCGGTATTCGAGGAAGGGCTTGAGCACGGCCTGCGCCTGTGGCCCCAGCGGCACCAGGCGCCGCTTGCCGCGCCAGAGCGTCTTGTGCCCCTCGGGGACGTAAACCCAGACGGTCACGCCCTCGGCCTCGACGGCGGTGACATACATGGGCGGGTCGGTTTCCGGGACCTCCAGCTTTTCCTCGGCCGTGGTCGCGATGTCACAGCGGCGCATGGCGCAGACCTCACCGGGCCGCATGCCGGTCAGTCGGCCGAGCTGCACCATGGCGCGCACGGCGAAATTGCAATAGGGCAGGGTGGCGTCCACGACCCAATCCTCGACGGCGACGCTGCGCTTGACCTCGCGTCCCCCTTCATGCTTGCGGAGGGCGACCACGGTACGCAGCGCGGCCGCACTGCCGGGCGGCGCGTACTTCTGGGATTCGAGCCACGTCCAGGCCGTTTGTAGACAGCTCACTAGCTTGTTGACGTAGCGACGCGAGAGAGTCGGCGCTCGCTTGGGGTCTTTGACCCGGCGGCTCTGGGTGCGCAGCAGCACCTCGCGCACCGCCTGCAGCGCGAGCTGGTCGAAGTCGGCGACCGGCTTGGTCCCATAGTGCGCCACGGCGACGGCGCAGGCGGCCCGGACGCGGGCGCGCTGGCGGTGGTCGTGATACTTGTGTTCAGCATAGCGCAGATAGCGGGTCAGGGCCCCGGCCACCGAGAGCAGTTCATAACGATCGGTCGGCGCCCGCTCGCCAGGTGGCGGCCCACCCTGTTGCTGCAGGAGCATTTCGGCGAGGAGTCGCCGATACTGAACTTCTGCCTCCTGGCGGTCCTTGCCGAGGTAGTGGTCGTGGCCATCGAGATGGACGCGAAACTGCCCGGACGCCTTGTGGAAATGCAGCTGCGGAATGCCTTTTTGCCGGCCCACGGCCTGACCCTCCTAGCCTGGTGGGGGATATTCCAGGGTAATTTACCCTGGAATCCTTTCCGGCCGATTCGGGCCACAATCCGTAAAGCCTTCAAAACTAGGGATTTGCTGAGTATCCCCGACAGGATTCGAACCTGTAGCCTTCGGCTCCGGAGGCCGTATCGACCGGCCCCAATTTAGCATTCAAGCCTTTACTTTTCAAGAACTTGTGCAAGATACCCTCCTGGAGAAACCACCGCCCACTACAGCGGAAAACAACGAGTTTTTTCGTGGCCGAGAAAAGGAAAAGGGTAAGGAGGGTAGACATCGAGCCCAGGTGCCGCCGGCTGCGGCCAGCAGGTCGTAGCGCTGCTGACACGGACCAAAAAAGAAGCCGCCTGAGCCAGGCGGCCTGAGCGCGAATCTATCGTCGTGGTGACTTGTCAGGGAAGGGGTATAGAATGGCGAGGATCACGGTGATAGGACCGGCCCGGGACTGCTGCGCTTTCTCCCGTGGCCGGTCCGTTGCTTTTAGGCGGCGTCTTGCCGATAAGCTGCCACCGCAGCCAAGGCTTCGGCCTCGGTGGCGAACAGGCCCAGGTCGATGCGGATCACTGCACGCCACTTATTCTTGACCTTGTAGACTCCCTTGCCGCGGCCCGCATCTGCTCGCGTGCGCACGCGACGCCAGGAGCCCGTGGCGGGATTGTCCGAAGGGTGGAAACAGCTAAAGCCCTGTTCGACGCGGCGGCGCATCAGGTCGATCTTGGCATCGCTGCCGGCAGCCAGCAGAGTAGGCCCGGCCGGGTCGGGTGGCGGGTCGGGCGTTTCCGGATCGGTGCACTCCACTTCCGTCGTGCAGCGACGACAGCGCAGGCGACGCAGGCCTAGGCGCTGATCCTCCGCACGAGTTATGTCCTCGTAAAGGTGGACCCGAGGAGATGATTCGCAAGGTGAGCAAGACATCGTTGTCTCTTCCAGGGCGTCCAGAGGGCGGTGGGTAGAGGGCGGTCAGGGCTCAGGATTCAGGAGTCAGGGCTCAGGAATCAGGATCCGAACGCGGTACTCCGCACTCACTTGAACTGGGAGAAAATTGAGCGACACAAGGGACAATGGACCAGGCGGCCCCGGCCGCCGGCTCCGTCCTCCTCCCAGGGGCCCTGCCAGTACCAGAAGCGATGAAAGAGGCGGCACAGCCAACGTTGGAACGTGCGTTTCATGCTCTCTCCCTAGAGCAGGTGAGCGACGATCAAGCAGGCGGCCGCGATGAGCGCCAGGGCGAAGACGCAACCCGAGACAAACACACTCAACAGCAGACACCCCAGCGGGGCCCGCGCCCGAACACTGCTCATGCGTCTCTCTCCTCTTCGACATCCAGCTGGCAGATCGCCTCGTGCAGCTCAGCTTGCAGTTTGGCAATTTCCGCCTCCTCGACGGCAGCGAGGGTCACGTCGTTGGTCTGGTAGGCTTCGCGATAGCGCTGCAGTTGCTGGCGGCGGATCTTGGCCACGGCGCGGGCGTAGTTCAGCCGCAACTCGGCACGCGTCTTGGGTGGTTCCTGGTAGAGTTTCACTTGTGCATCCCTGCTGGATTGGTCGCTCACTGGCAGGGCCCTGGTGAGGTACAACCACGATGGGGGCGCCTCCACCAGATACCGAGGCGCACCCGTGGACCGAAGTAGCCGATGCCGCCGCACAGATCGGCCGGCCTACACCACTGGCTGCGCAGCTCCTGGACACGGATCTTCAGCCATTCCACGGTGGGATAACTGTCGCGGCGGGCGACCTCGATCAGGCCGCCCTTGCCATCCGGTAAGGCCATGATGACACCGGGAAGATGCTGCTGGCCGGGGTAGACTTCGACGCGCACACTGACGCAGCCTTCGACTACCTGGGCCGGCTGGCGCACGAAGATCAGGAGGGCCTTGTTCTGGGCCGTGGCTTGCTGGCAGGCTTTCTCCAAGCAGTCGCAAGCTTTTGGGCACGCTTGGCTGCAGGCCGGGCCGCAGGGACAGTCGGCGCGACTGGGTGGACTTGCCGCACAAAGACACAAAAGGGCAAGGCACAAGCGGTACACAACGGTCTCCTTTCACTTGGGCGGTGCATCCGGAAGGACGAGACGCCAATCTTTCTCGTTGAAGACAGGCGGCGGAACGGGGGGGGTAGGTTGGGGCGGCGCCGGCGCAGGAAGGATAAGCGGTGCGGGTGGCTGACCAGGAAAAGAAGCGGGCCGCGACAGCCAAGAAATCGCGGCGGCTCCCAGTATCGTCCCGATCAGCAGCATCGCGGCGACCAGGCCCAGCGTCATCAGTTGGCCCACCTGGCAGGAGCCAGCCGACGCCGGCGCGGCCGCCGGTGCTCCGGCGGGAGTCACGGCCGCTGCCGGCGTCTGGGCCGGCCCAGGTGCAGGCACGGCGGCCGCCGCCGGCTGCGGCGCCGTCAGGATATTGACAGTCGATCCGGGGAACGTGCTCACGTTAGTCTCCGGGTCGAGGCCCAGGCCCTTGGCGGTTGCCTTGCGCAGCAGAGCCTGCGTTTCGTTCTGATCATGGGCGTGCAGCGTATAGAGCCAGCTGAGCACCTGATCCTTTAATCCCGGACTCATGTCATATCCCCCGAGAATATTCAGCTCGCGTCGCGCACGGCTGCCGGGGGCTACTGAGGGCGAGTTGCTGTGGTTGCCGCCTTGTAGGCATTGACCAGGGCCACCACGAGACACGACAGCAAGGGATTGGCTTGCAGAATGCCGAGCAGGTTCATCCCATCCGTAGTAACGGTAAAGCCTGGCTGTTGCTGGGCCGCCGGTTGCGGCGTCGTAGGCGTACGAGGTGTCGGCACGGCAGGGGTTGCTCCAGAGGTTGCGGCCGGGGGCGCCACGGGCGGCGGCGTTTGGGCCATCTGTTGCATGTTCTTGAGCGCTGCGGCGGAAGCCGCGGCCATCTGGGCTACGGCGTCGTTGGATGCCTTCACAAACGCATCCAGTTGGGTCTGAATGGTGCTCGTGAAGGCATCCAACTCGGCCTGAGACAACCCAGGAGGGGCTGGGCTGGCCGTGGTGGCGTCGGTCGTCATAGGAAGACCTCGACTCGGGCGCGGAGTCCCACAGGATTACGAAGCTTTGGGCAGCGTGCCGGTCGGCAAAATCCAGTTCGGCGCAACAAAAGGTTGGGGAGTCGGCACATGCGAGGTGCTGTTGAAATCCGCGATCTGCCCGGGGTCGCCCGCCCGCATGAGCATGGCGGTCAGGTTGTAACCGAAGACGCGGTTATCTTCCTGCGCGCCATCGCTCTGACGGCCAATGCGCAGCGCCTGCTCGTCGCTCTGACGCTGTACGGCAAGGCCCCAGCCAGCCAAGAGCTGCCCGGCGATGGTTGGATCCATGTATGCTCTCCTATCTTTGGAAAAGGGAAAAATCAGGGGAACCTCTTCCCCTGCCAAACAGGGCTCACTGAGAAGGCGAGCTACCTTGCTGCTTGTTGGGCACCAACGCCAGTTTCAACGTGCCACCCAACTGCACGAACTGGCTCTGCAGGATGTTGCCGTGGCAGTCCACGACATCGACCGTGAGGCCCGTGCCGGCCAGGGCCTTTTTCAGAGCCTCCTGGTCGATCGTGACCGAGCCGCCAGCTGACTGCTTTTGCAGGATCTGCACGGCGGCCACCAGCGCGGTGACCTGGGCCTGGAGCTGGACGATTGCCGTGGTATGGTCCTTGCCATCTTTGCCAGGAGGGCCGGGCGGGCCGGTGGGGCCGCCAGCCTTTTCCAGGGCTGTGATCCGGGTATGGAGGCTGGCGATCAGGGCATCGAGTCGCTGGGACAGGGCCCCGACCGAGGCCAGGGCGGCAGCACCATCGGCGCCGTCCTTGCCGGGAGGTCCCGCCGGTCCAGCAGGTCCCGGCTGCCCACGTTCGCCCGGCGACCCCTGCTCGCCCCGTGGGCCAGCCGGGCCAGCCGGACCTGGCGTTTTCTGAAGCTGCTCGATCTTGAGGTTGAGGCTGGCTTCCAACGTCTGCAGGCGCTGCAGCAAGATCGCGTATTCCGCCGAGAAACTCCCCGGTGGCACCGTTCCCGGCTGACCTGGCTGGCCACTACCCGGCGGAGCCGCCGGCGGCACATTGGGCTGGGAGGGCTTCACCGAGTCCGGAGCGGGAGCCGGTGGCATACTCCCGCCGCCAGGTGGCAGAGCTGGACTCGGTGGGGTGGGACGCGGCGCCTGCGGGCTGGGCTGGCTGGGCGGACAACTCGGCTGCGTGGATGGCCGCCGTCGGCGTAGCCGGGGTAGGCACACTTCGGCCACAAAGCGGTTGAGCTGGGCCGTGCCTGGCCCAAAAGCCTGGGCGTGATGGCCATTCTCGTAGCCCGTGATGGCCCCTAGCAAGCGGCCCTGCTCATCAAACCAGCCGCCGCCGGAATCGCCCGAGTACACCTCGGTATCCGCATAGAGCCGGCCCTCGCAACGCAACAGCCGGCCGATCAGGATCGACGGCCGCGACGGCGAGCTACGACCCGCGGGATAGCCGATCTTCCAGACGCGGCTGCCGCGCGGCGGCGGCGCGGCCGCCACGGCCGTCGCCGGCAGGGGACCGTCGGGCTGAAATTCGAGAGCGGACAAATCGGTGTCGGGCTCTTGCGCCAGGATGGTGCTAGGGAACTTCTTGCCGTTGCGGAAGGTGATGGTCGCCGCGCTGGCGCCCTTGGTCACATGGGCGGCCGTGATGACGACGCCGTAGCCCTCGCAATAGATATTCGTGCCCGAGCCGCCATAGCGCGTGTTGCAGGCCACATTGACCACACAATCGGCCACGCCGAGGCTTTCCTGACTCTCCCGAACCCTGGGCGCCTCCGACCGAGGCGCTGGCGGGGTCAGTCAGCCCGAGCCGCAATCCTCCAGGATCAGCGGCACTTGGACTTCGTTCGCTGCGACGAGTTGGGGGACTGGCGGAGGCGCCACGAGGCCCAGCAGAGCCCCACCCGCCGCACCAACCAGCAGGAAGAACGGTATCGTCCAGCGTAGGGTCATGAGGTCTCCTAAGCAGGGCGTCGGCCCGCCATGGCCGTCTCAATGCGTTGCAAGACCCCCAGGGCCTCGGCGTGCTTGGTGTCGATCTTGTCGAGGATGCGCTCGTGAATGGCCAGATTGGCCGTGCGTTCCGCCGTGAGTTCTTCGCGAAAGGCCTTGATGGAGTCGCGGTGCAACCAGAGCACCACGGCCAGCGCCACAAAACCGCCGCCCATTTGGATGAGGCCGCTGTAAGGCCCCAACAAGTCGGTCGCCGGCGCCTGCTCGGCCAACAGACTCAGCACAGCGCAGGGCCAGCGCGTCATGAGCGACTCCGTAGGTGGCAAGAAAGTGAACTCCGCGGGACGGGCATCCCTGTCGGGCGATTCCCTTCAAGGCAGGCTCGATTCTACCGAGGTCGGTTGCGCGCTAACAAATCCCGAGTAGGTGGCTTATTACTAGTCGCCAAGCAGGCTAATGGAAAACAGCGTGTTGAAATTGATGGCGGTCAGCGATCCGCCCGTATCCTGCAAGACGCTCACCTGCACGATCTCGCCAGCAACCAGGCTCAGCATTCCTGAACACTGCTGAATCGTGGCATAGGTGGCGGGCAAAGGTTGCACATAACTGGTTGGATAAGGCCCAGGATTGATGTTGCTGGAGATGAAAATGCTTCGTCGTCCTGTACCGTTACCATCCCATTCTACCTGAGCGATGAGCAGATATTTCCCGTCCTGGGGGATGACAATGTTGGCCGAGGGAGCCGTGACAAAGCCCGAGGTATCGAAGGACTGAACAGACCACGTCAGTGGCGTCGAGGAGTTGTTGGGAATGGACTCATCGCCCGCGTAGTACGAAGCCCCGACGAAGGTGGACGTGTTGCCGCCGGAGGAGATATCGGGAGGTCCTTGCACCAAACCCACCGAGGATTGCAACTGAGTGATAGCTCCAACCGGCAAGACGGCTCGTGCATAGGCTGCTTCTTCCTGGAGTCTTCGCAGCTCGCCTAGGCGGAAAGATTTGCCACGAGCGTCGAGGATGTGGAAGGGTTCGGGGGTCATTTCGCTTGCTTCCTTCGGCCAGGCTGATTACGAGCAAGGAACTTTCATCCCTTTCACCAAGGAGTCCCTGTCGTGGAACGCCCTAACGCCATTGCCCTCGGAGTTCTCGCTATCTGCATCGTCGGTCTGGTCTTCGCTGGAATACTCGGGATGGTCTTCCTGGGCAGCAGCAAGGCTGAAGGCCGCACGCCGGACCATCCACAGCCGCTGCGACCACTTCCGGCCAAATCTCCTCGCCTTTCCACTCCTGTCGAGTCTGATGAAGACTCATCCTTCCGACCGTCATGGAAACAGGTGGCCAAGTTGCTAGCGGTCATCGCGGACGTGCTCGCTGCCAGTGCGGTTGCCGTGTGGGTGGCGCGGGACTCTTCCGATCGTGGCCACGACGGGGCGCTTTGGGGCTTCGTCTTTTTTCTGCCGCATTCTTTCCTTGCTCTCTGGCCGCTCCTTGCCGGAGTCGCCGGCACGATGCTTATGACCGATCTCTACTTTCCGCTTCTTTTGTCGGGCTGGCTCACCTTACCTGTTTACCTGTTGTCACGCCGACGAGGGCTTCTGGTATCGTGCGGCACCTGCCCCAACCGCCACCTCGCCTACGTCCTTGTCTGCCCTCACTGCGGCCGGAAGGCCGATCACTGATAAACCACGGGATTCGGCGGCTTGAAGAGCTCGGCAAAGTCTGCGCTCTTATAGACGCGAGCGCCGCCGGCGGTGCCGCCATTGGTCACGAGGTAGTAATTGCCATCGCTGGCCACATAGTAATTCCAGCCATTGGGGCGGTAGAGAAAGCTATAGGTAATGTCCCAGTAGATGCGTCCCGTCGTGTGCCGGTAGCGCTGTCGCTTCACGGGAGCCTGACAGAGCAGGGTCTCGGCTGGATAGGTCGGCGCGCCGCGCGCGCCATCAAAAGGGTTGGCGTTGACCTTGCCAACGCAAGCCTTGATCGCGTCGATAGGCTCGTCGGGCACCTGATACCAGTGATAGAGCAGCTCCTCGGTATAGACGAACAGGAAAGCAGCACTAGCTGGTAGAGACTGACCAGCCTGAGGACCATCAACGTAGATGAGCCCACTGGAGGGCAGGGGCTGACCTTGAAGCGCGGCCCGCTTCTCGCGGTAGACATAGCGCTCCAGCTCGCCGGCGGTCAGGCTATCCAGATCGCCATCAGTGCGCACCTCGTAGGGCCGGGGCCGGAACACCACATCGTACTCGGCGCAGCCGTCCGGTCCCCAGAGCGGCTTGTCGGAATACCAGGCCGGCCAGTCCACGAAGAGCGGCAAACCATTGGCTGCCTTCAACTGGTTGCCCTGGGCATCGTTGGGCACGATGCCGGCGTTGGCAAAAACGCCCTGCGGCTCGACCAGGTTGCACTCACTGGCGTAGAGGTGCTCATAGCCCAGCTCGGGGCACTGGTAGGGAATCGTGCGCAGCAGGTGGTTGGTGCCGCCCAGACGGATCGTCGAACTAAAGCCCAGCATCTGGTCGACGAAACTCTTGCGCTGGCTCCACGGTGTGGCCATGCGCACGACCACTTCCTGGCTGCCATCGGGGCCAAAGCGCTCGCGGTAGTAGTTGCGGACTTCAAAGAACGGCAGGTTTTGCAGCTTGGCGCCGACCACGCCGATACCGCCGGCCTGAAAGGCCCCGGGGCGGCTGGCGGTGGTCAACTGGCTTTGGCCGATCCCACCGAAGGCTTCGTCGGCCGGCAGCCAGCCGCCGGCGACCAATTCGGACATGTTAGCTCCCTTTCTTGACGACGGGGGGCGAGCTGTCGAGGATCTGGTTGGTCTTCTGCTGTTCGGCCAGTTGTCGCTCGGACAACTCGATCTGCCGATCCGTGCCGGTCTTGCCGAAACTGACCTGGATGGCCGCTTGCTGCACCTGGTTGTAGATCTCGCCGACCCCCGTCAATCCGCCAACGCGCCGAGCCAGGCTGCCGCGGCGGGACTTCTTCTTTTCCTTGGGCTCGATGCCCAGCAGGCTTTTGACTCCCTCGGAGATGAACTTGATGGCTTCGGCCAGGAGCTTGAAGGGCAACAGCACGGTGTTGATGATGACTTTCGCCAGGAAGGCCAGCAGCTTGATGAAGGGCTCCAGGATCGCCATGAGGCCCTGGAGCAGATCGCCCAGCACGCTGAAGACGGGTGCCAGGATGTCACCGATGGCCTTGCCGATGGCGAGGACCACATCAGCGATGGGCTTGAAGGCCTCCCAGAGCGAGGCGAGCACGCCGCGTCCGGTCTCTGTTCCCACGAAGAGAAGAGTCAGCCCCTCGAGCAACAGACCGAGTAGCGGCAAGAGCGCCCCAATGCCCGTGGCCGAGAGCCCCGAGCGGATAGCGACCGTGAGGGCCTGGACGCTGGCGATGACCGCCTGCGTGGCCGCGATGACCTTGGGGAAAATCGTGGCCACGGCCAGGGCGGCGGCAGCGCCCTCGATCCAGTAGGCCAGGGATTGTTTCTGCGCGTCGGAGAGGGAATTGAGCCAGTCGGTGAACTGCGCCACCAACCCGATGACCTTCTGAATCTCCGGTCCGAAGACGCCGGCCACGGCCAGGGATAACCGCTCCATCTGAAACGCCAGGCTGGCCCCCATCGCCGAGGCCGCTAGGCCCGCCGTCACCAAACCGCCGATGGTGCCCGTGGCCAGTTTCAGGCCGGAGTTAATGAGATTGGCCAGGCCCTGGAAAGCCGTCGTCAACGGCGCCAACGCGGCCGTCGTAGTCTTGGCCGCCGTGACCATGTCGTTGAATTTATCGGCAACGAGCGTCCCCAGGGCATTGACGGAAGACTGCAACTCGCGGAGTTGATCCTCGATGCCGCGCACGGCGGTCTTGACCGCCTCGGCGTTGGCCACGCTGAACTGGATCAGGAGGTCTGCGAGCTTCATGTTACCAACCCCTGGCCTCTTGCAGTTTCTGGGCTGGAGAAAGCGCCCGCCAGCGCTCGGCCCGCTGGATGACTTCCTCATGCGACATCACGGGGGCACCGCCTGGCGGCCGTGGCTTCTCCAGGTCGTCGTCGAGAACCAACAGTAACTCCGGTAGCGTCAGCGCCCGGATTTCCTGAGGTCGCAGTTTCATCGAGCCGTGCATGGCTCGGCGATAGATGTCGTACCATTCCAGGCGCCCCGGTGCCGCTACAGCACCGGGGGACGCACGTTTTTTGCCGGCGGCTCACCGGCGCCCTTGTCGAGCAACTCTTGAGCTTCCTCAAAGCCCAACGCCAGAAAGACCTCGAAGGCTTCCGACGGCGTGATGGTGGGCTGGCGCTCCTTCAGGAGCAAATAGAAGAGCTGCGCCGCTCCTTCGGGGGTCTTCAGCCACTTCTGGGCGACAGCCGAATCGAGAGTGAAGGCTTGCAATTCGTCGCGCTTCTGGCGGGCTTCCTTGAAGAGCACCTCCCACTCTTCGCGGGGTAGCTTGTCGAGGTAGCGATCGGCTAGTTCGAAGGGGTCACCTTCCTTGTCGCGGACCCAGGCCGCGAACTGCTCGACCAGGCCGATCGTCACGCGGCCGAAGGTGTAGGATGTCCCGTCAATGACCTTGGTGGTCTCTTGGCCAAGTTTCAGCACAACGCAGCCTTTCCGGGCGACCTAGAAGGCTGGGTAGACGATGAACCCAGCCAGCGAATTGACTTGCACGTCGAAGGAGTATTTGACCTCGCTCTCGACGTTGCTTTCGTAGTGAACCTTGCTGATGATCGTGGGAATCTGGATGGCCTTGACCGGGCTGAGGAAGAACAGGCAAATCCCCTTGACGCCGGGTACGATCTGCGGCACACCGAAGGGCAAGAGGTCCAGGTCCACGTCGGCGTTGATGGTGCCCTTGACATCGAGCAGGCCATTGATGCGCGCGCGCACGCCGCCGGAGCCGGTGGAGGTCACGTCGAAGATGAGGCACTCGAAATCGAGGGTGTAGCCCTTGATGTTCAAGGTGATCGGGACAGCGCCAGCCGGCTGGACGGTGACAGGACAGAAGTCCCCTCGTTGGTAATTGAAGGCCACGGGCGACCCCTTTCACTCACTTCTTGCGGTAGCGGAGCAGCTGGCCGCAGGTGCGGCAGAGATGGCGGCCCTCGCCGGAAAGCGCCGCGACGGTATGACAGCGTGGACAGGCCGCTACGAGGATCTCCTGGCCGGCCTGCTGGCGGGGCTCGGAGAGGACCTCGAGCGCGTCCATCTGCTGGTAGTGCTCCACGGCCTTCTGCCACTGTTCGCTCAATGACTGCGGGTCCATGTCTGCCCCGTGGAAATAGCAAGGCGCCCGGCCGGTCCTTGGAACCCCAGCCGGGCGCGGCTCTCCCTTGCGTCAGCCGTTGAGCGTAGTCGATCCTGTTGCGCGCGGACTACGGATGTCTTCCTTCCAGTTCGCGAGCGGTGTCGCTTGATCGAAAAGTGTTACGGTGCCCTGGTCGTTGCTGAGGTAGCAGTTGCCCTCGTCACGCACGGAGGCGATGCTGCCCCCCTGGGGCAGCCGCAGCGCGGAACCGGTCCAGGTGCCCACGCAGTGGTAGCTGTTGTTGCAGTGCTCGACGCGCTGAGCTCCATAGCGCACGGCAACCAGGGGCTGCACATCATTGATGGCCTCGAAGCGATTGCCGCGAATCGTCAGGGGGCCTTCGTGGTCAAAATCCAGGGTGTACTGCCCGGGCTCCGCGATAAAGGCAAAGCGGCAGCCCGTTATTTCGACCGGCGCCACCGGGCCATGCCCGTTGACCCAGGTTTGCACGGCCCGTCGCAGCATCTCGCCATTGCAGCGGTTGACCGTGCAGACGCCCGGCATGAAATCATCGAGGCGCACGGCCGTCTCCATGCCGTTGAAGGTGCATTGTTCACAGTGGACGTAGCAGCCGTACTGGCACCAGACGCCATAGGTGTTGTCGGGAGAGAGGGCCTGGCAGGTTGTGCGCAGCAAGCGCAGGAAATGCGCCTGGCTGCTACCCGCCACCTTCAGCCCTGTGGTCCGAAATTGCCCAAAGAAACAATCCTCCCAGACATGGCTGTCGTTGTTGGCGTCGCCACCACTGCCGCCGGCAACCACGCAGCTGCTATCAAAACCCTCGATACGGATGCCCTGGAAGCGGTTGAGCGTGCTGACGATGCCACCAAAATTACCGGCGGTCGTTGTCAGCAACAGACCACTGGCACCCGGCGCCGTCTCATGAATCGTGAAGTGCTCGAAGCTGCATTCCTGGTTCTGGGGCAGCACGAGCGCCGCGGAGGCAGCCGGTCCATTCCAGAGCAATCGTGTCCGCGCGCCCGAGCCCACCAGGCGTAAACCCATTCCTGGCGGCACGGTGAGCTGTTGATCGAGATAATAATCGCCCGCATCCACAAAGATCGTTTTGCCTCGGTAGTTTTCATCCAGGGCGACGTGGAGACACTGCTGGATGGCGCAGCGATCCAGGGATTCGGAGAGGGACTGAGCAAAGGGAAAGACCCTCTGAGCCGCTGCCAGGGTCTTGAAGCGCGAGGACAGCGCGTGCAGCTGGCCATCCGCCACCGCCCCGAACTGCTGGGGTGTCAGCACATTAATCGCAGACATAAACCCTCCTTATGCCGAGGTGACGACCCGCCAAGTCGTACCATCGTAAAAATCCAATTTGCCCGTTGTGGAGTTGTAAATCAGCAGGCCGGCGCGCGGGCTGGCTATATTATCACGCTGGGTTGTGGTCAGCGCATTGAGCCCCAATCCTACTGTGGTGGCTTGCAGATCCAGCGCACAGGAGGCGTCAGGCACCAAGGACGAGCCGATACCGAAGTTGCCCGCCTGCGTGAAGGCGGCCATGACGCTATCGGCATCGTTCGTCACGAAGTAGGTGCCGTTGCTGATCATGCCGATACGGCCCTTGTGGCCGCTCGTCTCGTACACGATACATGGCTGGTCTGTCCCCGCAACACCGAGACGAACGCTGTTGTAACCCTTCAGTGCGGCGGCAATGGTCCGCGTGATCGTCACGCCTTCGATAGAAACATTCTTGGTCATGCCAACGCCGAAGTCGCCTGCCGCGAAGCGGTCGGAGCCGACTACTTTCCAGTCGGTCGAGACACCACCCTCCGTAGCCAGTTGGATCGCGTTATCATCGGCCGTCAGCGACAGGAGCGACTGGCCGTCGATGGTGCCACCGCCCTGCACGGTAAGGTCGCACTTGTTGCTGCCCTGGACCTTGATGGTCACCAAGGACCCGGCCGGCAAGCCGAAGGCTGGGTACAAACCAATGTTCGCGGCACCGCCCGAAGTGTCCGCGATGATGAAACGGTCGGACACCAAGAGGTTGTCCGAGCCCGTGATGGTGCGGCCCGTGGCGACGACAACCTCACCAGAAGTCTGCGGCAGCGTGATGGTATAGGTGAGGGCAGACGCCACGTACTTGTTGAAGCGTAGCTGAGCGTTGCTGTCGTCCAGGATCTCCCAATAGGTGCTGTCACCGCTGACGCTAAAGAAGCGTAGCCGAGTGGTGGCGCTGCTGCCGGCAACCATCGTGAGGGAGCCACCAACGTAGATGTGGGGGTTGTTGATATCGGAGAGGTCGGCGCGGATCTTGCCTTGCGCGTCGTTGCCGGGCGATGACACGATGCCGCCGGCTAGCTGGACTTCGATGTTGGCATTCGCCACATGGGGATAGATGCCGGCATTGAAGACGGTATTAGAGCCGATGGTGCCAGGGATGTTACCCCAGGTGATGCAGGCATGAGCGTTGTTGGGGTCCAGCTGGATGCCGGCCTCGGTGTTGCCATAGATGTGGACGCCGACATCGCCATTGAAGACCTGCATCACGGACCAGGTATTCGTATGGCTGGTAGCAATGGCTGTCACGACGGCCCCAGTCGTTGGGCTGACCGTGAGGGAGCCATCGCTGTTGCTAATCGACGTGACACCGCCCGCACCTGCTGGTCCAGGTGGGCCTGGAGGACCTGGCGGTCCAGGTGGGCCCGGGATACCCGCCTGCACGAGGATAGCATTCTGAGCTGCAGGGCCGGTCGGCGAGAAGCCATCGACGCGCACTGACCAGACCTTGAAAGAAGTCGAACCACGCCACACGTCAAAGCCGTCCTTGGTCGTCTCATCCTGAACAAGCGCGCCATCGCCCAGGGGCCACATCTGAATGAAGCGGTCGCCCGAAGGATAGGTCAACAGGGAATTGATGTTGAAGACTTTCAGCACTGCCTCGAGCGCAGCCACCACATCCGCCTTGACACCCCAGACCGTCACAGTCAGCTTGCGGAAATCGTGGCGCACGCCCCCGGTCAGGCGTTCATTGGGAATAGGACCTTGCTCGCAAGCCAGGTGCGCATAGGGGAAGGGGTGGGCCCCTTTCAGCCGGCCCGCCTGGGGCGGCTCTTTCACCAGCGCGGGCAAACCGGCCGAGTCGGCCAGCCAGAGATTCCGAGCCGCTTCCAACGTATCTTCATCAACACAGACCGTGCTCGCCATTGCTTACTTGTAGCTCCGCACTCGGACTTCGCCGCGGGCGCCAGCGCCGCCGGCACCGCCCGTACTCGTACCGCCGCCGCCGCCGCCACCCCCGCCGCCCGGTGCGGCCCCTGCGCCACCCGCGCCGCCGGTGCCGCCCGTGTTGCCGCCCCCGCCGCCGCCGCCGGTGCCACAGAGAATCTGTGTGCCTGCCGTGCCGCCCGTGCCGGTGCCGCCGCCGGTGCCACCGCCCGCGCCACCGCCCCCCGTACCCGCTCCGCCGGAAGCGCCCGTGCCACCGCCAGCCCCACCGGCTCGTTGGACATTGGAGGCATCAACGCCGCCACCGTTGCCACCACCGCCGCCACTCCAGATGGAGACGCCGCCCGCGGTGCCCGTGGCGGACTGAGCCGCCGTCGCACCGCCGCCGCTGGCGCCGCCCCATTCGGCCGGTTGCCCCGCCGCACCGTTGGGACCTGAGGCGCCAGCGCTGCCGGTGCCGGTAGCTGAGTTACTATTCTGAGGTAGTCCACCGATGTTATTAGCACTGCCTGAGGCGCCCGCCGACAGGCCGCCGCCACCCCCGCCGCCAGCGGTCGCGGAGACACTGGCAGCTGGCGTGCTGCCCCCATTGCCGCCGCCACCGCCATAGGCATAAACCTTCGTGCCGAACGAACTGGTGCCACCACTGGTCCCGGCCGTGCCGGCAGCATTGGTGCCGCCACCGCCGGCGCTGTTGGCCGTACTCGCCACGGTAACGGCTTCCGTGGCGCCCAGGTCGGCGGCGTTGAAGAGCATGCGTGTACGGGCCCCACCGCCGCCGCCACCCCCGCCTTGACGGACGTTGGTTGTGGTGGCGCTCCCGGCGCCGCCGCCTCCTTGGCCGCCGCCGCCGATGACATCGACGAGGACGAGAACGGCCCCTGCGGGCTTCGTCCAGGTTCCGTTGGCGGTGAAGGTCTGGTCATCGAAGAGCGAGAGACCCGAACTGGACAGTCCTTCGGAGTAAAGCTGGGTGGCCGAAACGCCGTGGAAACAAGCCGTCTTGCCCGCCGGCAGACTATAGGCCGCGTTGGTTCCCAGGGCGTCGATCTGGGCGCCGCTAGGAGGGTAGACCGAAAGCGTATTGGCCCCAGCATTGGCCACACAGATGACCTTGCCGAAGGGGCTGACTGGTGTCGGCAACACAACACCCGTGCTCGCCGCGACCGTCGTGACCTCGTTGAACTCCGCGGTGAGCGCCAGGGCCGTGCCCTGGCTATTGCCCGTGGCCGTTAGTCCCGTGGACTCGGTCTGATTGGCAATCTGTGCCCGGGTGATCTGGTAGTCCGTACCACCCTGCACGCCGTAAAACGCCGTGGCGTCGGTCATCGATGGCAAGGCGGCCATATCGACAATGCGTTTATCGGACATGGGCAAGGCCTCTAGTATGCTGAGGACGGGGCCAAGACGACCAGGCGAGCATTACTCTTCGAAAGTGATATGCCCGCTGAAGTTGACATTGTTGGGGCTGGTGAGGCGCACCGAGAACCCCTTGGCACCAGGGATGATGTAGGGTGATAGGGCCGGGATCAGGACGTGATAGAGCCCATCAAACTGGGGCACGTCAATGGTGCGATAGACCGTGATGACGGTCGGCTCGGCGGTCCAGTTTTTGGCCGCCGTGGTCTGCACGGTTTCGTCGCGGCCCTGGTCGCGTTTGGTCGGTGTCACCGAGGTACTATTGGTGCCTGGCGCATTGGTGGCGAAGGTGTTGAAGCACAACTCCGCGATAGCCGGCGCATTGGAACTGGTGGCGCCATCGAAGCTGATGCTGACCTCGGACACCTTCAGCGCAATGTTGGAGGGAGCCAGGATACCCATCGCTGTCTTTGCCGTGGCGGCAACCAGAGCGACGGTGTTGACGTTGATGTCACAAACATTGGCGGCCATGAGCGACTCCTTGAGTAGATACCGACTTGCTGGGTCGGCTTAGTTGTAGGACCAGTAGAAGAACACACGATCAGCGATGTTTTGCACGTCGGTGGGGGTTAGGATACCGGACCAGATGGCGGCCTCGCACCACGACAGGGAATGAGCCAGGCGATTGGGATCGGCATTGTTATAAGTGCCGCCGATGGCCAGACCGCCCGAGGCATCCAGGCCCAACTGGCTAAAGCTGGTACCCGAGGTGACCTGGCCGCCGTTGTTGCTGACATTAGCCTGACAGAGGTAATAGTTGGTCAGGCCGCTGTTGGTGCCGTCGTAGGTCACGATGATCGCGGCGTCCTGGGGCCCGACAATGCCGCTGTTTTCATTGGAACCGGCTCCGTCCTTGATACCGACGACCGTTGTCGTGGGCCCGCCACCGTCATCCAGGTTGCCGTTGGTGCCATAGCCGAAGGCCAAGCCGTTGGAACCTGGCGTGCCATCGTCGAAGAAGGCCATGGGCGCCACCGCGGCCCGCACCATCGCGGCATAACTCCACTGGCCCGTCCGCGTGAAGAAGTTGAAATTACCCTGGAAAATGCCGCGCCAGTCGCTGCCCGCCTGAATGTCGGGCTTGCCGGTCCCCGTGGCGTGCAGCTGGAAGTTCGTCACCTGACTGATGGTGTCGGGCGGCACATGCAGGGGCGTCAGGTTGTTGTTGCCAATGAGGTCGCCCCACATCACCACCGGGTCACCATCGCCTGAGGGCGTCAGGGGCGAGAGATTCTTGTAAGCCCTCGCGTCCGCTGAGACATGCCAGACCATCGTGGCCGAAGTGCCAACGCTGAAACCGCCGATGGATTCGCGGATGTGGCGGTTGACGTACAGGTCGCCGGCATAGGGCACCGGCTCGACAGGTAGGACGATCTTGGGCCGAAAGAACCCGACAGAGCCGAGGGGGCGCTGCGTGCTGATGTGAATGACGCGGCCGGGCCAGGAGGGCATTTCCTCAGCGAAGACCGTCTGCAGCACCGTAGAACGCGGTGCCGGTACACTGGCCGTCAGGCCGCGCGGCAGCCGCAGAATCACGTCGCCTTGATAGGGTGGTAGTGGCTCGACCCAGACGAACGAGCCTGGGCGCGGCAAGCCGTTGACCATGTCCATGCAGACGACATCGAGGAAGTCGATACCGTTGGACAAGAGCAAGCGACTGGCGCCATCGGAGAGCAACAGGCGGCAAATTTGCGCTCCGGCCGGATCGCCAACAAAAGTGAGGGATCGACGGGTCAAGCCAATCCCCTTTAATCACGGACAAGGCGATAAGAAACGTGGCCTGATACCTGCACGGCACCGGAGAGGTTCAACGTCAAATCGTTGCCCGGTGTGATGGTATCAAAGTAAGGCGTTGGCTGACCGTTGAAGCCGCAGGCGCTGACGGGCAACACGAGGCCGGATTGCGCCGCCAGGGGATAGGGGCCGGTGAGTTCGGTTCCACCCGGACCATCGGTCAGCTTGACGTTCACGGTACCCGCGGCGATCAGAGACAGCGAGAGAACCTGGAAGCGGCAGCCCGGGATGCCGGCCACTAGCTGCGTGTTTCCTGAGATGGCCGTGTCGATGGCGACAAATTGCGTCTTCATTTTTAGCCGCCTTCCGCCAAGGCCTTAGTTTGGTGGATGAACTTATCCAGCGTCGCCAGCAACCAGGGCCGGCGCTGCAGGTGCTTGGTGCCCTTTTCGAGGTAGGCCCCATACTTCGCGTTCGTGCTCATCCCGACGCGGGCCGTCAGAGCCGGTTCGTCCAACTCGTACAGCACATTGCGCTGGAGGTAGCCAGTGCGCTTGCGCGGCGGTTCGCCGGGTCGGCTGGGCATCTTATAGGGCCGAGGATTGGAGACGTTGAGCGCCTCCAGGAGCTTGGTGTGGTAGTAGACCACGGCCCGCTGTAAGGCCTGCCAGCTAGCGGCGAGCACTTGTTTTTGTGCCTGCGGGCCGTTCCACGACAGTTTCGCCTGGATCATGCTGCTCGACCTCGGCTCGCTCCAGGGCTTGCGCCGCCAGTTCGTGGATGGCGTCGAGCTTGCCGCGGAGTGACTCCCGACACTCGTTGCGACCAATCGGCCGCGCGAAGTCCCGAATGGCAGCTAGCGCAGCCGCGGCGAGATCATAACGAACCCGGACGTAGAGAGTCGGCAGGCGGGCCATGTGTCGTCCTCGCTGCGGGCGACGTGACAGCGAGGGTAGCGGGAAGAATTGCGCGCGGGCTACCTAGCCGACCTTGTGAGCGCAGCGCAGGAGAGGCAATTCGTCGATCCGACGGGCGCGCTCATAGGTGAGGATGTCCATGTACAGGTTCTGGGCCGGCCAATACACCCGGTCATCGTTGGTAACGGCGATTTCCTTCTCGACCGTAATGTCAAAACCGTCGTTAAAACCGCGGATAGCCCGCTCGTCCACGATATCAGAGCGGAACGGTTGCACGCGGCATTTCAGCCCGCTGTAAAGGACCATGCCTCCCAGCGGTCCCGCTCCGGTCGGGAAAGCCTTCACGGCGGCACCGGCCGCATCGTAGCTGATAGCGGGCCGTTCGATGTGGATGCTATCTTGCAGGTCCAAGGCCAAGGTCAGATCGCGTGTGATCAAGCGCCAGGTCTGGCGGAATTTGCCCAGCTGAACCTCCAGGACGGTGAAACGCCGTCGTTCCGAAGGAATCACCACATCGCCCGGCTTGATGACCTGGCCCGTCGCCAGAAAGCGCTGCGGCACCAGCCAGACGACATCCTGCAGCGTATAGACGCCGCCGGATTCCTTCAGCTCGCGCTGCGTGAGGTTGCGGCGCTTGGTCCAGTTGACGTGACTGACGTAGTTCGCGCTGGGGGCAGCGGCCGGGTCGGGGAGGTTGGTCGGCTGGCCCTCGCGCAACAGGCCATCGCCTTCAGGCGGAGGCAGAGACAGACGCGCCGTCTCCAAGTCGATGCCCTCGACGTTATCCCAACTCAGGCAGTCGTCGGCGTAATCCAGATTCATGGCATGTCTCTTATCCGAAGGTCTGGACCTCAGTGATCAGGAACGGCACCACGAACGGTTCGCCGGAGACCGGCGTGAAATGCACATCGACTTGCCATTTGCGGGGCAGCGGTGGTTGCCAGGGCGGCGCGGGAGCGCCGGTCAGTTGCGTCGCCGAGAAGTCTGCAGCGGGAATCGTCGCCAGGAAGTTGTAGCCAGTGCGGCCATCCTTGCCCGGGACCTGCGGACTGTCGGCTGTCCAGCGCGGGTCATTCTGCACGAGGTTGTCGAAGACCACAGTGGCCACCGTGAAGGTGCCACTGCCGCTCGTCAGACCGTTGGTCAGGTCCGTCAGGACATAGCTAATGGAGGCAATGGTGGCCCGGGTGATCGGCGTGCCGAGGTTGCCGAGGATGCGGGCGATGAGACTGACCCCCGTCTGCGAGGGAGCGACGCCAGTCGCATAGGGCAGGTTGAGTTGCATCTCAGCGGCCCTCCAGCCACGGCGGCAGCAGTACGATGGCCCAGCCGTCCCACTGGCTCAGGAATTCGCGCTCACTCAGCTGCCGCACGGAAAGGGAGCGGTCGCAGTTGTTGATGAATTTGACGACGCCATCGGCATAGTGGACCACGTTGACCATGTGCCTGTGCCGCAGGCCCACGCAGGCGCCCCAGCGCTTGGCGCAGGCGTCCTTGAGAATCTGCGGGTCATGGTTGCCGCTGCTCTGCATGCGATAGCGGACGCCCAGGCCATCGAGCACGCGGCGAACCTCGCCCTCGTGCGATTGGCCCTTATAGCGGTCCGTGAGATGTGCCGCAGCCGGGATACCCAGATATTTGGCCAGCGTACTAATCGAGCACCACACGCACTGGATGCCAGTCTGGTTGTAGGTCCGCATCTCTGGCGACACGGGGACCTGCAAGTCCGGCGTCAGCGGGACGGTCACTTCCTGGGCCGGCAGCAGACCAGCCACAAGCAGCGCCAGGATGACAGAGACCCACTTCATGACCCGGACCTCAGCGACGATAGAACAGGGTCTCCAGATACAGGTGCAGGCCTAGGGCCGCAGCGAAGCCCAGGAAGGCTGCCAAGCTGACCCAGTAGTAGCGCGGATGCTTGCGCAGGAATTGCGTCACGGTGGGCTCGTCGCGCACGAAGAGCACCAGATCGACCAGGCCGGCGTAGACCAAGGCCACGACGAAAGCAACGATGACGCCGACCACGATTTGCCGTTGGATTTCCATGTTCACTCCCCGGCCGCTTCACCGGCGACGGCTCCCGCGAAATAAACTGTGGCAGCAACCGCATAGTATGGCGGCGCCACGGTAATGACGCCGGCGCCCACCCAGAAGGAATCCGGTGTCCAGTCCCGATGGGTTTGCGGTCGCCGCGGATGTTCGCGCACGGGCCACTCGGGAATCACGCTGAAGGTGTTGACCTGGGTGGTATCCAGCACGAGGACCTGAAAGGGCGGTGGCAGTGGCGGCCGCCGACGGCGCGGCCGCTGCTCGGGTTGGTGCCAGGTAACGGTGTAGGACTGCTGCAAGACCGTCTCGGCAAAGTATTCCTGTGCGGAATCATCCGGCGGAATCACCTTGGGCGTTGGCCGCGTAGGGACTCCACGCACGGATGGCGCATACAGGCTGCCCAGCCAGCGCACGAGGTCGATGAAGTTGGGCACCTCCCACGCCGGCGGTTCCGTGCTCGCCGGCGGCGCCTTGCTACCGCGCTGGGGCTTGACGGGCTGCTCGAAACGACAACTCAGGTCCACGTCCATCGCATCGTTCAAAACCGCCGTGAGGGAGTGGGCGATCTCCCCCAGAGCAGCACGTTTCCGCTTCGGAGCCGGAAACACCAACGGCACGTCCCAGGGCTGGTTTTGGGACACACCCTCGGTATCGGTGAACGTCTGCGTATCGTGAACGGGCCGGGGCCGTGCCGCCGGCAACGGAGGCGGCGGAGGGGTAGCGTCCCAGGCCCGGTAAAGCGCTTCGCCGGGCAATGGCAACAGCGCGTGATGCTGTTCGGGCAAATGGGCACTTGCCCTACGCCGGCGGGGTCGAGGTTCGGAGGGAACGTCCCAGGAGCGACAGCGATCGACATCATCGCGGAAAGGGAATTCGCGCAGGGAGCTGGAGATGTCCCCCGACCGGCGCGGCCGCGCCGGTCGGGGCGGAGGCGGGTCGGTGACACTGACGAACACGCCAGCACTGACGAGGAATTCCGACATCAACTCGCCTTCTTCTTCAGCAGATAGGCCCCCTCCATCCGCACCGTGATCGGTCGATAGCCAATGGGCCGGCCGGCCTCGATGTTCTCCAGTTGTTGCTCAAACGGCACGCAGCCATGAGCATTGCACTCTGGCCGGCCACAGGTAATCCCGTTGCAGCGCATGCAGAAGCCACGACGCCGGCCACTACCGGGCTTAAAGACCCAGGTGTACGAGCAGTGCTTGCAGGTCACCGTTTCCTGCGTGATCGTTGGCCCGCCGTCCTTGGGCACACTGATGAGCAAGCCCGAGAGGCTGTGCTTGGGTGCCGAGTGACTGTTGACGTTCATCGTTCCCTCTACAAGAGCCAATCGCCGCCGAAGGATTCTTCAGCGGGTAGTCCAGGCGTTTCCGCTTCCAGTAGCCGGCGATAGATGCGTGGGCCGAATAGCTGCACGCACAGGGCGCAGGCCTGGTAGCAGCCCGGCGCCATGCCATCGCTCACGTCAGCGGGGGCCAGGCGAATGCACTCGCCCAGATCCTGCTCGGGCATGGCGGTGCGGCAGATGCCACAAACACGAAAACTATAGTTGAGACCCGGTGGATAGGTGCGTGGCTCCGGCTCGGCCTGGCCGGTCAGCCGCGCCGTGCAATTTTCGCAGGCAGCCACGGTCAGCGTCGCGGCGTTGACCATGACTTGCACCGTGGCCAGCGGATCGTCAGCTCGCACGGCTGATTTGCAGTAACCGCAGGTGCGCATCTTGGACTCCTGCGGGCGATGGACTCCTGCGGGCGATGGCGGTGGGCCTTACTCGTTGAAGTAGATCTGCAGTTCCAGGTTCGGCGTGGCCGAGGCATTGACTGCATAAGCGCCGCCACCGTTGTTCGCCGTGGCCGGGAACTTCAGCGCCTTCTTGTCGTCGTAAGCGGTCCAGCGGTGTGTAGCCCGTTGATTCAAGACCGAGTGGAACAAAATGGCTCCTGCCGTATAGGTCGGTTCGACCGTGTTGTTCTTGCCGGCGACGGCCGTGGCGGCCGGGTCGGCCGGATCCAGGGCCTGGGGCGTGAGGCTGGTATTCGTCCCCGCCGCGGTGAAGCGCTGCACGAAGGCCGTGAAGCTGTTGTCCGCCGGCGTGCCCGAGAAACCCCAGATCATCTCGTAGATTTCGGGCCGGATGGCCGTGGTAGAAGTGAGTGTCAGCGCGGTCTTCGTCGGCGAAGCCACGGCATAGCTGGTATCGATCGAGTAACACCTGGGATTCGCCATTGATCAGCCCCTTCTCTGTTCCGGTCAGGTCGTAAATCGGGTCGGGATCATGAAGGCGCCGCCTGCCAGTTGCATCTGACGCCTCAGTTCCAGCATCTTGTCGAGGATGAACTGCTGGTATCCCGTCCAATCCCAGCTCTCGCCATCCACCGAATAGGTCGGCTTGGGCCGAAGAACTCCGAGACGGTCTGTCTCGGCTACGAGCGTATCGACGTTGGCCTGCGTCGGGTTCTGAACCACCGCCGTGACCAGCACCAGAATCTGCGTGTAGTTCTGGTAAGCCAGCGTCAGGTTTTGCAACGGCGTGGCCACCGGCGCGGGCATCGGTCCCTCACTTCGGCCGGCTGCCGAGAATTTTCTTCACGCGGGCCATCACGGCCTCATGTACCCCGCTGATTGTGCCCTTCTTCGCGCTGGCATAGAAAACTTGCTCGCCCTTCTTGGCGCCGTATTCCTTCTTCATGTTGGCGAGGACTTTCTCGCCCTTGGGCGTCAGCGGCATAGCACTTACTCCGCTAGCTCGACTACAAACTCGCGGCCGGGTTTCGGCCGCAAATCGTAGCCTTCGAGATACAGCTGTTTGGCCGTCTCCTCGGCCGCAGGCCCCGCCGGCAAGTGCGTCTCGATGAGACGCCGCGGCAGGCCCTCGGCTTTGACCCAGTACACGCCAGCCTTCACGATCGCCTCGGGCCGGGGCTTTGGCTTCTCCTTGGCCACGCTCACAGAACCTCACAATCCGGGCGAGAAACCTGCTGATTTTCCGGAGAAAATCAGCTACCTGGTCAGGTGGTATTTTTGACGATGTGCCAAGGACTCCAGACCGACGGCATGCCACGTTCGTTGGCGAAGTAGCTGGCCACCAGGCCGCGATCAATCATGTCATAGTTGGTGCTGGGGGCCTGCATGACATTGAGCGGCCAGTTCTGCATGTAGCGGAAGGGCCGGCCGTACTCGAAGTGGAACCACAGGTTCGTAGCATCCGTCTGCGACAGGTTCAGGCCAGAAGCGTCGGTGCAGCGCTGTTCGATCAACGGCGACCAGATGAGTTTCGTCACTCGCTTGGCGAACGGACTGCCCGGCGTGCGCGCGATCTGTAACGTGGCCGCAGTGCTCTGCGTGGCAGCGCCCGCGGTACGGCGTTCCGTCTCGGTCGCGCCGAGGATCAACTCGGCCGTGGCCAGGTTGCCGGGGTTGACGACGATGGCATCGGGAGCCGTCAGGATGCGCGTCGAAGTTTCCGGATCCTGCATGCGGACGAAGAGAAGCCAGCTATTCTGCAGGGCTTGCCAGTCATTCAGGACATTGGATTGCTGGTTGAGATAGCCGTTGGTGCGGCTGGTAGCATAGGTGTTCGCGGCGACACCCTTGTAGACGAACTGGTACTTGCCGCCCGACTGCGTCGTCACGCCGATGAAGGCGTCGATGACATCCAGTTCCTTGCGGTAGGCAATCCACTCGCCCACGGAAGCGGCCCGTTCCATGATCTGGCCAGTCAGGTCAAAGAACACGGCCTCCTTGGTCACATCGACGGCCAGGGCGTTTTCGCGGGTCTTGGCCAGCGTGACGTAGCGCTCGCCGAACTGCGTGCGGCGGTGCGGTTCGCCGGGCTGCCGTTCCTCGGCCTGGTCGCCCAGACGGCTAGCGCCAATGACCTTTTGGCCTTCCGCGACGCGAGTCGGCTCGGGCGGCATCAACTCGTCCGCGATGAATTTCGGGCTCTGGAAGGCCTCCAGGATCTTGCGTTCGATGAGGCCGCCGGTGACGCCGGTCCAGGCGTTGATGTCCGCGAAGGAGCTGACATCGACGCCGACACCCGTGGCTTCCAGCAGGGCCCGGGGATCCTCGCCGAACTGCGACTCGGCCAACAGGCGGTAGGAAGCGACGCCGGACAGACTGCCGGGGTTGCTCGGGTCGAAGAAACTTTTGAACTCCGGTCCGACCATCGCGGCACCCAACTCGGAGAGGTCGAACTCCTCCGGAGCCATCTGAGCCTCGCGGACGATGCGATTGCCCGAGCGCGGGTCGCGGTAGTTGTTGCCGTGCCGGTCACACAGGCCTAGCCAGTGTCGAATCTGCGTGACGAAGGCGTGCCGGCCGCGCGGACGGGAGCGGTCTTCGCCGACATAGCTCTCGTAGAGTTGCCGAGTCTTGCGGATGTTACGCATGAGTGATCCCTGTTCCGTTAACTACCCGTTCGCGCGTCGAAAACGTCGAAAAAGTCGCTGATTTAGGCGCTGAGAACGCCATACCAAGTAGCGCCGTCGCACATGAAAATGCCAACCTTGCCCTGCGTGACGCCGGCCGTGCCATCGACGTTGGTCGAGCCATCGGACTTCTTGAAGGTCACCGTGTTCGCGCCACCGGAGTTATTCCAGAAGATGAAGGTCAGGCCTTTGGACTGGGCTTCCTTGGGCAACGTGACGGAGCGCGCCGCCGTAGGAACCATCTTTTGGAACATGGCGCTGGCAACGGTCAGTGTCTGATTGGCATCTGTGAGCGTGTTCGTCGCGGCCACCGTCTGGCCATCGAAGAGAGCGGGCGAGGCCCAGTTGCTGACTATGTCCCAGGTCTTGCGGCTGACGATGCGGGCTCGCACACGAGTCGTCGCCGAGCCGTAATACTTGACAACGATGCCGATGGCCAAGGCGGGATGCGTGACCTTATCCACCTGCTGAGGATCCAGGTTGGTGCCGTTGGAGTAGATGCCGACCAGGTCGCCCTTATTGAAAGTCTGGCTGGGGCAATTGAAGTCCATCACGCCATCAACGCGGACGGTGAAGCGCTTGGTAGAGTTGGTCTCTGCGGCCAGAATCTGCTCCTGGCTGCAGCCGATGAATTTCTGCGCGAACTGAGCCTGGTCGAGGGCCTCGGTGGTCAAGCTGGTCAGCTTGTCGGCCGGCCGGGCCACGTCGGAGCCGTTGTCGTAAACCAGATCGCCGACACCAATGGCGTCGCCGACGTTGAACAGCCAGTCTTGCGTGAGGTTATCGACCTCGGTGAAACGGGCAAAATCGTTCGTGGTGGACATCGGCCTATCGCCTCGTGGTGGGTTCCGGTCGAAAGTCTATTAGCGAGCGGTGTCTACGAACGCAGCCAAGCCAGCTGGTCCTCGGGCTTCTCGGGTACGCCGTAACGGGACTCCGTGAGGGGTGCGGTCTGGGATTGGCTCTTGGGAGCACTGCGGCCCTTGGACTTGGAACCGCTGAGGCCCTTCAGATAGTCGAGGTGCTTGGCGATCTTCTTCTGGTCGCCGATGGCCATCAGGGTTTCGAGCAAAGTCGCATCACACTCGACGCCCTTGGACTCACACAGGGAGCGGACGTTTTTTTCCAGACGCAGCGTGGCCAACTCTTCCTGCAGCTGACGAACAGCAGGATCCTTGCTCTTCGTGGGCTTGTGAGACTCTGTGGTCTCCGGTCCCTCGATGTCCGGCTCATCGTCGTCATCGCGTTCGCCTTCCTCGGCCGCCGCGGTGCCTTCCTTGTACTTGTCATGCGCCTTCATCAACTCGCGGAGTTTCTTGATCTTCTCCTCGGTCTCCATCTCGTCATCCTCATGGATGGCTTGATAGGCCGAGTGAAAGGCGTGCTTGACGGCAGCGGCGTGATCGGTCTCGACATCGGCCGGCTCAGCCTCCATCTCGACTTCGCCGTAGCCCATTTCGACCAGCTTGGTCAAGAAGGGCCTGGCCTTGGCGTGGAGCTTGCTGCCCGATTCGAGGAGCGACTTGAGTTTGAGCTTCACGATTTCGGTCCTTATTGACTCGAAGAGGCTGATGTTCGTGCCACCATCGGCGACCACATCGACCCCTTTGACCGTCGGGATTTCGGTGATCGTGTACACGCCGTTGCGGACCTCGCCGCGACCGAGGGCGTTATGGCTCAGTGCGAACGCCTCGGGCATGCGCTCAGCGGCTTCGGCGACCAGCTCGGCCATCGGATGCGCCTTGAGGAACCAGAGGTCGCCATACAGGCCATCTTCGCGAACCTGGACGTTCGTCACTTTGCCGAAGCGATCCCGGGCGCTGCGCTCGAGCTGGGGGCGCGTGCGATCCGGATGATCGATGGAGACGGGGACGTTTTCGTAGAGAGGTGCTGCTTGGCGAAGCGCTTCCAGAGTGTACTCGGTGGAGGCGGCGCCTCGAACCCCATGCGTGTTGCTGCTGAACCTACCTACGAGCTTGCAGCCGTAGATACAACCTTGGCCGCGGTCTACTTGATGGGGCCGCTCGCCCGGGAAGTAGTCCTCGCGCAGGTTGGTCAGTGGCCGTGCCCCTCGACTCATGCAGCGACACTAGCGGCCAAAGTTGCGCGCGGGCCACAGCATCCCCTGGAGAAGCGAGAAATGGATGGTGGGGCCAGAGGAGACGCAGTTTACCCCAGATATCCCTTCGCGCTGACCTCGAGCGCCTGCTCCCGTCGATTCTTGAGCAGTCTCTCCACCTGCCGCAGCCGCAGCCGGCGTTCGGCCGGCGATTCAGCCTCAAGATGACGAAGAGGCAGCAGGTCCATCGTCTCCGGGTCGAGGAAGTCCGCCCAGCGGGGCTTGCGGCGCAGGCGATCGGCCACCAGGGCATAGCGCTTCACGCCCACGGCCACACGGCGCTTGCGGTCGCCGGTCTGATCGAACCACTCGCCGTAGCTCAGAGGATCAGGGGCCAGATTCGCCGGGATCTCCTGCAGGTCAATAGGCTTGCCGGGAGGCGCCAGCACGGGCGCCAAATAACATCTTCAGTTAAATGCCACGGTCTTGCCGTCTTCTTCGATGGGAGGCCGTGGCATCTTGTCGAAGCCGAGTTGCCCTGGCCGGGGATTGCGGTAGTAGACTGTTCCCGAACGCGCTGCATGATGGGGCCGCGTGTGCTGGTCTAGCGTGGCGCGCACCTGATAACCGATGACCAGGTCCGGGCCGAGACGTTCATGCGCGGCGAGCTGGCCTTCGCCGGCGACACGGATGGCTTCCGTGCGAGCAATGCGGCGGGCACTGGAGCGCACGCCATCGACCAGGGGCAAGAGGTCGCGGGCGATCTCGGCCTGGCTCTTGCCGGCGGCGACGCCGGCGGCCAGTAGGCTAGCCAGAGCCGAGGGCGTGGCCAGGCGGGTGCTGGCCTGGAGGCGCTCGCGCCAGTCGGTGGCGTAGATGATGGAGTGGATGAAGGGCACGTCGAGGGGCGGAAAGAGCAGTTCCAGAATCTCCTCGCGCTCCTCACCTTCCGCTTCGATCACAGCGACTTTGAGATAGCCCTTGGGAAGGACCTTGCGAACGCCTGCTTTGGCCGAGTGGTAGGCGAAGAGCGTGATACGCTCCAGCGTGTGGCTAATCTCGCGCTGCAGGTCCAGCAGCATCGCGCCGAACAAGGTAAGCGAAGAGGACCAGAGCGCCGGCGTTGAGTAACCCAGTCGCGTGCGCTCGAGGGCCTTGCGCAGAGCCCGCCGCAAGACACGGTCCATAGCCAGAGCAGCCGCATCCGCCCGCAGGACGACATCGACTTGTCGGGCCGAGGCCTTGGCTGCCAGTAGCGAATTGACGTGCGTTGCCACAATGAATACCTTTGTAGGAACGACCCGGCCTACGACTGGCCTGCGGTCCAGGCGGCCGGGCCGCGTATTAGGGCGGCGCAGCCCGCCGCCGCTTTTCTTCACTCTTCTAGATTCTCCCACTGCCACCCCAACAGCAGCCAATGCCAGAAGCGCCACCAACGATTCGGCCTAGGCCAAGGCGTGAAGATGTGCAGATCCGGCACAAGATAAAGCTTGGCCCGCCATGCAGGCTTTCCTTGCAGCAACTGAGGGTCAAACCTCGGTGTGGCTTCCTTCATCACGCTGCTCCCTTGTTGTCCTTGGTGTCGGGGACCTTCTTCTTCGGCGGCGGCACGCGCGAGGATTTCCTGCCCTCGTCCTCCTCCTCATCCCCACCGAAGTCCAAGCCCAACTGCAGCCCCTGTTTCTCCTGGTACTCCTCGTTATCTTGCTCAACCTGGGCCCAGTCCAGCCCCTCCTCCTGGGCTACCATCTGTCGGCTCTTCCAGCCGTTCATGACGGCGATCTGGTTGGCTTGCGCCATGGCCAGCTGGTCGCGATGCACCGGGCTGGGCGCTTCGGCCTTGACCTCGACCCATTCCAGGGCCTCAGCAGGCAGCCGGCCTGCCTCGACGGCGTGGCGCAGGACGATGCGCAGGGTCCGCAGGAAGCGCTGCGTATAGAACTTCTGCGCCCGCGTTACATTAATGGCGAAAGGATCATTGGCGACCATCGCCGAGGCCCGGTTGTTGTTTGAGGCATCCCCACTGGACAACCACTCGGGGGCGTTCCAGCGGACACCCGCTGCCCGGAGCAGAGCCTGCAGGACGGACAGATGTTGCTCCGTGGAGCCCGCGGCCGGGGGCGGCACCCACTTCGTGAACTCATCCATGTCGAGGACCGAGCCGGGTTCAATCCGCTGCTGGTCCAGTGGGCGGCCGGTGACCGGGTTGGCTCCCGACCAGTCGATTTGAGCCTGCTGGAAGGTTTGCACCTCGGACACTGGCCGAGCGACATGCTCGCGAATGCCGGCGATCGCCTCGCGAATGGCCGCCCCCTCGCCGGCGTTGCGGCGCAGCTTGGTAGCGGAATTGAGCGTGTCGTAGGTGTCGAAACTGAAGTCCGTCAAGCCGCGCTTGATCGACCGCTTGGTGTTCACCTTGGCATGCACCATCTCGTCGAGGACCTCGCCGGCTTCGTTGAGCGCAGGTCCAAGGGCCCAGCGCGCGGGAGCGACCTCGTCGCCCTCGGCCGGGTTCTCCGGATTACCCGCCCAGTACAGCTGCACATCCCACAGATCGATGGCGCCGGTCTTGATGCCGAAAGACCAGTGCCGCTGATTGGCTCCCGGCGGCTGGTAGACCTGCTCAGGTTCGACGGTACGCACCCAGGTGTAGCCATCGTCGCCCAGACCATGCCGTAGGAAGTATTCCCCGTCCTCGCGGCTGCGCCAGAACAGTTCCGCCTCTAAGTTGGACCACTCGACCCGCTCGCACCACTCGTCCAGCTCGTCCTGAACCCGCTCCACCAGCGACTTGCCATCCACGAGGACCTCGGCCCGTTCATCCTTGGCGCAGGCGCGGTAGGTCACACCCGGCCCCAGGACGTAGGCCGTCAGTCCGCTCAAGAGGCCGATCGCGTAGGGATTGGTGGCGCAGAGAATGCGGGCGGGTGCACGCAGGAGATTCAATTCCTGCTCCGTCTGCCACAGCGGGAAGTTGCGGCCGTAGCGGCGATCGTAGGGCGTAGCGATCGGACTGAGGTAAGCGTTATTGACGCCGTCGCGGTAGCGGTCCAGGAGGTTGACGTAGAAGTTGACCCAATCGCTGGGGAAGGTCGAGGCCGTCGAGGCCTCGGTCAGCTGCACGGCACGCTCGAGGCTTTTGACCTGCAATTGCAACCGTAACTCGGCCTGCCGTTTCTGGAGTGCGTCCAGGGGGTCTTGCTTTTTGCCCCACCAATTGAAAAGTCCCATCTCAGGCGTCCTCCGTCTCGCGGACTTCCAGCGTCAGGGTGATTTCCTGGGCGTTAGGGAACTGCGGGTGCTGATGGATACCTTTAGCGAAGCAGAGTTGGTAGGTCGGCCCGATGCGCCAGAAACGCCGAGCGGCGCCCAGAGCCAGCAGACAGCGGAGATTCTCCTCCTGGGCCGACCGGTCGAGGGCCGTGCTCAGCAGGATCTGGCTCAACTGCTTGCGCCACATCTTGGGCGAATCGGGCATCAGGCCGCCTCAACCTTTTGCTCGGACCTGGATGCTTCCACGCGCACCACGCGCGGGCTGCGCAAGCACCGCTGTTGCAACCAGCGATCCGCAGCACTGCGCGTAGGGAAAGAATCGGGTAGACGCTTCCATTGGGAGCCGTCCCAGACTTCGACGTAGAAACTGGCCATTACTAAGTTCTCCAGATAGTGGGGCGACCTCTGCTTTTGCCGTTGAATAGCTCAATGGCGCTGCGTCGCGCCATCTCGAGCGCATCGGGGCCATCGTCGTTTTCCCCTTCGGGGAAGACGCGCATCTGATCCACGAGCAAGCGTGTATCGGGCGTAGCACGGAAGTGCAGTCGGCGTTGCGACAGGGGTTCTCCCAGCCGGCGGATGCGGACCTCTTTCTTGACCCGGTTGTCCAGTTCGACGAAGCGAATGTCGAGCTTACGTCGCTGCGCCTCCAGTCGGAAGGGCACCAGGAGCAGCTGCTGGAACTGATTGGTCTCGACGGCCAGGGCCTCGGGCCGGAAGCTCTCGTAGACTTCGACGGCATGCTCTACCATGCCATCGGTCAAAGCCGTCCCGTCGGGCGCTCGCGCCGCGGTCATCGGCCGCTTGCCCATGTCGGCCTCGATCCACTCGCCGCCCTGGTGGTCGCGGCCGTACATCACCAAGGCCTGATAGTCGCTCGTCCTGGCATCAGCACCTTTGCTAGGGTCCAGTGCCATCACCTTGATGTCCAGATGCGCCGGCCAGTCGGTGAACCAGAAACCGGGGCCATCGAAGAATTCGCTCGGCCATTCGGCCCCCTCGATGTCGGTGAACTCGCCGCCCAGCTCCTGGCGTGCCAGCAGGCCGTGGTACTGGGTGGCGAGCTGGCGGGCGAACTCCGGAGGGTTGAAGGGATTGGCCTTCGTGGGCGCGCGGAACAGATCGACGCCAGGACCGCCTTTGCCGAAGACTTCGTAGGTCCAGTGCAAGCGTCCCTTGGGGGTGAAGGTGGCGGAAAGCCAGCCTTGCTGACCGCCCTCACGCAAGCAGGCAATAGCGATCTTGAAAGCCTGCTCCTCCATCAGCGAGGCCTCGTCCAGCCAGACGCCCGACAGGTTGGGCCCGCGGAGCTTCTCCGGATCCTCGGCGGTGCGGAAACGGATGGTAGCGCCGGTGGTCAGCTGCACGGTTGGGTAAGGCGTCTTGCGTTCAGATGCAAACAGGCCCAAATCGCGGGCCATGCCGGTGAAGGTGGGATAAGTCGTGTCGTTGAGCAGGATGGAGGTTGGGCTGGCCACGAGATAGGTACGGCCCTTCTGGGCGCGGCGCAGCAGGTCGTAGCTGCCGATCCAGGTCTTGCCGGCACCGCGACCGCCCACGAAGCCTCGATACAGCGCCTCACTGCGGCGGAAGGCTTGCTGCACGCGGTGCAGCTTGATCCCCCTGGTCACTGTCGGGAGCATCGACGATTTGCTCCACAATTTGCAGTTTCACGCCTGCTTGTAATTCCACGCGGTCCACGAAGAGGCCCAGGTGCCGGCCTAGATCGCGAAGAGCCTCGGTCTTGCTGTGCAGTTTGAACTTGATCGAGCCGCCGCCCTCGCTGATTGTCTGGGACACTTCGGCCACACAGGCGCCCGCCTCGGGCGAGAGATCGGCACTCGGCTTAAGCACGATGCCATCCGGTCCCCAGACCGCGAAGGACCGCATGTCCGAGAAGGCGATTTTCGCCAACTCCGTGAGCACGGCATCCGCTGTAATCTGCGTGCGGGCGGACCGCTGCCGCTGGGCCTCGCGGAGGGCCTCTTGGACCTGAGCCTTTCTGAGCAGGCGGGCGGCATTGACCTCGGCGGCATTGCCCTGGGCCTTGTAGCCGGCCCGCTTGTAGGCAGCCGTGGCATTGAGGTCAATGAGATATTCTTCGACGAATCGCTGTTGCTTCGGTGCGAGCGCCATGGCTTACCCCGCCGCAGAATAGGGGCAGCCGTTGCGCGCGGGCTAGCGTGAGGTGGTGGGGGAGGGGGAGACTTCGTCGGCCTTTATCGGTCCACGGACACGGCCGCGTCCGGCCAGGTCTCGCAGGCCTGCAAATACGCCTCGACAAACTCCACGAAGCCCTCGTAGCTGCCCCAGCCGTTGGGCGGATTGAAGCCACGGTAATAGTCCGGGTCGCTGCGCAATTGAGCCAATCCTTGACGCAACAAGGGCAGCAGATGGGAGGCCTTCGTGAGGCCAACCTCCTCGGGGCGCCAGCAGGCCAAGTAGAGGCCGGCTTCCTCGGCCATGCGAACGAGATTGTGGGTAATGTTCCGTGAAAAGACGCGTCCGGGTGGCCGCCCCACGCAAGCGGTAACTGGTTCCTGGTCGGGATATAGTTGGTCCTACTCTTCCCGGCTGATCTCCACGGTCCGCCCCGCGCGGCGGACGAAGATACGTGGTCGAGGCTCCGTGTCGGGAACGGTGGCACCGGGCAGATCCAGGTAAACGTCGAGACTCATGGTATCTCCTGCAGGGACTCAGTTGTTCTTGGCATTCAGCCGCCGTGCCGCCTGCTGGGCCGCTTGGCTGACATCGCAGCCGCGACAACCCGGACAACGCTGGTCGTATTCCTGGAGCAAATCGTTGACCTTCAGCAGGCGCGGGCCACGAAGGCCGAGGCTGTGACAGAGATAAGCCATCATGTTCTCCGCCTCGGCGCACTGCGTGCCTTTGGGACAGACAAGACGGTGTGCCTCCAGGAAGCCAAGTAGCTTGTCGCGGACCTCAGACATGATGGCTGCGGGGTCCGCGGGTACGACCTCTTGAGGCAGAGGCATCGTGAAGGCCTGCGCGAAGACGCCGTTGCGGAAGTCGCGGCCGAGCTGGAGGACGCCCGAGAAGTGGTAGTCTCGCAGTGTCGGGCAGACCTGGTCCGTTACTTCGATGGAGCGGGCCACGTCTTCGGGGCTGAAACCATCGTAGCCACCTTGCTGGAAAATAAAGCTGTAACCCGGACGGCCGCCCAAGACGTAGACCTCATAGCAGACACCGCGCTCGCCAGCCCTGCAGACGGGGCCACAGTCGCGCCGGGCGATCACCAGGGTGCCGACGCGGATCGGCAGTTGTGGACGAAGCTTTTCAGACATGTCAGATCCCCTCAATTCTGGTTCAAATAATCGGCCTGTTGGCGGCGATGCAACAGGCGCAGCAGGTAGTGCTCGCGGCGCAAGCTGCGGAGTAAGTCGGCGCGCAGCCAGCGGATTTCGAGCTGACAGTCACGGCGGGCCGAGCGAAAGCCGAGCGACCAAGAGAACAAGGCCAGGCCCACGTGGGCCAGGGCGATGCCGGCCCAGATGTACCAGGGCAAGTGCGAGAGACTCACGTCGGTTGCTCCTCCATGACGGTAGCCTTGATACGCTTGCCACAAAGGCCGCACTTGCCGAGGGAGGAGGTCTCGTCGGGCGGGTAGAGGTACAGGGGCGAGCTACCGTCGAGCAGAGCGGCGTAATTTTCGGCCCAAACACGACCCAGATCCTGGGACAGCTTGAGCTGCTGCGTGTGGCCGTTTTGGCAAATGATGTCAATGACGTACATCATCATTTCTCCTTGGGAAACTCTCGTATTTGCAGATCCTGCGGCCATTCCGCTGGATTACCGCCCTTGGGGTCGCGGAGGCGGTAGGTGGCGCCGAGGGCCTTGGCGATGAAATCGTGACTGAGTCCTTTGGAGTCGGTGAAGCCGGTGATGTTGGCCCCGAGCTGCTTTACGAAACAGGCCACGCCGGCGGCTTTGCACTGCTCGACCAGCGACCGCACCCAGGTCAGATCGCAGGGCCTAGCATCAGGTCCGCTCTCGCCGCCAATAATGCACCAATCGAGGTGGCAAGCACACTCCCCATGATCCGCTTCGTGGTCCCTACCACGGTAGCCATCGTGGTAGCATCCTCCCCATCGGGAGATGTCCAGCTCTACAGGGGCAATCAAGGGCTCGCAACTGAGGAACCGCACCGCCGCCGGCGTCTGGAGCAGTAGTGGAATCCTCTCGTCTGCCCGGGCCTGGTCCTCGACGGAGACGCCGAGCCAGACGTTGGGAGCGGGCTGGAACTCCGCACCGCCGAATCGCCCCCAGCGCTTCGAGCAATATGCGTGTAGGCGGTCGGCCCGCTTGGTCAGCACCTGGAACTGGTGCTGCGGGCTTTTCCACATCGCCCGGAACACGTCATCAATGTCGTCGTCCGAAACCCAAGCGCCGAAGAGGTCCGTCATCGAACAGACGAACACCCGGCGCGGCTTCTTCCAGTGCAAGGGCTGTTTCAGCACCTGTTTGTCCAGGAACAGCTCCAGGTCTTGCCGCCGCCCTTCCCGACCGACCGGGCCGCCGTAGGAGGGCAGCCCGAAGCGCCGCTGCAACGCCGAGGCGTAACAGTGGGCGCAGCCAGGGGAAACCATCTCGCAGTAGTGGCCTACCTTGCCGGTCTGGCGGTGGCGCGCCCGGAGCGGGTTCCACGTCTCATCCGTCCATTCGATCTTCGTAGCGGCCATGGTCACTCCACCCCGAGGCGGTCAAAAAGCTCGTTCATCGTCGTGCAGATATTCCTGGGAGGACCGAGCAACAACGCCATCAGTTCGGGTTCAACATGATCAAAGGCAACCGTGAAGACTGGTTTACCGAAGCCGGCCAGGTAACCAGCCTCTAGATGCGCCGATCGGCCACAAGGCAATACGAGCACGCCACAATCAGCGCGGCCGAGGGCGGCCTTGTCATGATGGAACCCGCGCTTGGCAATGGGGTGAGAGAGGGCTTGTTGCCAATCCCGCGGCGTCCAGCCCAGCCATTGCGGGTCGATTTTCGACCAGCGAAAACCGTCGTTGCCCGGGACCGGCGCGCGGAAGTCGTAAACCTGCAAGCCGACCGAGCGCAGGGCCGCGACGATGCCTTGCTGCAAGGGATTGCGCCAGCTGGAGGCGACATAAACGTAAGACGGTTTGGCCTTCGGACCATCTCCATCAAGCCAGCGCTGGAAGGCAGATCGATCGTCAACAATATCGAGAGGTTGAAGATTCATTCTGAGGACTCCTTGTTCGTGTTCGCGTTTCTCGGGAGGGAATTGGCCATCATCGTCTCCCTATTCACACAACCCATATTTGCTCACGCAGGTGTGAGCCTCCGCTTCGATGAACGGCAGGCTGTATTGCTGGCCACCCCGCTCCGTCTTCGACCAGGCCACGACTTCATCAATCCAATTGATGTCCTTGCCCGGCACCATCGGCGCAAAAAATGTGCGGCCGACCGACTGCTCCCAGCGTCGCACCTTGTCGATCATCTCGGGGAAACGGGCCACCCAATTGCGGATGTCGGCCTTACTGGAGTTGATGCACGGCGCGCAGCCGACCCGGTTAAAACCCAACTTGTAGAGAGGATTGATTTCCTCGCCGGCGGCCAGGACGTAATCGAAACATTGCTGCTTGGTCCAACGGAAGAGGGGCCGATAGAGCATGCAGTGGAAGTAGCGATCGAATTCCTGCTCCGGACAGCTGGCGCGATTTCGGGACTCGTCGGCACGGACGCCGATGTAGCGAGCATAGCGAATCCCCTTGGCGGTCAGATGCTCATCTAGCCAGCGCTTTTGCGGCGCCAGCTTCAGGTACTCCGTGCAGAATTGGGCCTTTCGTGAAGGGAATCTTCCCTTCACGAAAGCGAGTTTGTCGAAGGTCAGCGGCTCCTCTTCGCCCAACGTGAGCCGTCGCTCGCGCGTGGCGCCTTCGTGTGTGCCCACGTTGCCCAGATCCTTGACCAGGGCGCGGACGGTGATCACGGGAAAGACGTGAGCGGAGTACCAGCGGACGAAGCCCTCAGTCAGCGGATGCTCGTTACCGCCCGCGTCGCTGTTGAGGAGAAGGATGTCCTCCGGCGGGAAGGTTTGGCGTGCCCACAGCGCGACGGCCTGACTGTCGATGCCGCCGGAAAAGCCCACGACGATTTTCTTGTCAAGCATTTCCATCTACCTCCCTGTAGTCCCCCAGATCCTAACCATCGAAATCATCTTCGGGTTCACAATCTTCACAGCCGTGACATTCGATATAGCCATGATGGTGACAGACACAGAGGTCACCCCCGCAGAAGCAGTGCAGGATGCCAGTGCCTCCACAGGATTCTTCCCACACCGATTTGTCAAACAACTGATCGAACGTGCCACGGACCCCACACCAGCAGGTGATGATCTCGTTGTCGTCCGCGCAGTCTTCGTGATCGTCACTCATCGCAGCAACCTCCGATCTGGCCCGGTCAGCTCCAGCACGGTGCCGGCTGCCAGGCGACTCGTTAGCCGGTCGTCATAAAGGCCCGCTAGCACGTCGAGACTCAAATTCGACCCAACGACCAGGGGACGGCCCGATCGTTCGTCTACGACGCGATAAACGCATTCGTAGGCATGATCGCTGACTCGTTGGCGTGCGCCGAGTTCATCCAGGACGACCAAGGTCGTGCGGGCGATTTCCTCCCAGAGGGACGCAGCGGATACGCGGAGTTTGCTATCTGGGTTGTAGAGTTCACCCTTGTAGGCCAGGAGGATTTTGCCGGCCAGGCCGGCGGCGGTGAAGTACAGGCCGCCGGCGTGGTCGAGCAGGCACAGGGCCGCACACGTCTTGCCCGTGCCCGGCTTGCCAATGAGGACCAACGGCCAGGGCAAGCTGCCATCCACGCAATCACGAATTACCCGGCCGAGGTGGTTCTCCACTAGCGCCACTTCCCGGGGCTTGTCCTTCAGCCAGTGGCGTTGGGCCTGGGATCTGAGTGTCAGGACCTTCCGGCCCGATGCGGATGGCGACGTTGGCATACTTGCCAGGCGGCGCTTCGACTCTGCCAGGACGAGGTCCCAGATCTTGGCTCCGTCCATGCACGGCCTCCATCAAATCGTCTTCCCAGCGCTGGCCTCGCAGCCAGGTGGCTGGATTGGGAATGAAACGTCCCCCCTCCCGTGTCCATTGGTCGCTATGACGCTGCTTCTCCACAGCCGCCAGGATGCGCTCGAGTAGCTCCGCATTCGGGTTGAGTTTGAGCCAGGCATCGGCGGCAGCCCGCTTGGCGACCTTCCTGGGGTAAGCATCCCAAAAGCGGAGAAAGCCTGCGTCTTCGGTTGGTCGTTGTTTGCGTCGGGAACCTACGGAGGGTGTATTTGTATTCTCTTCTTTCCTTTCCTTTCCTTTAGAGCGGATTTCAGCGTGACAGGGCTGTGACATGTCACGCTCACTGTCACAGGGCTTGTCACGCTGTTGTCCCATGCCTTTCTGTCGCTGGCGCTGTTTACGGATTGCATCGCGCCGCCTCCGCAGGTCTTCATTGGGGACGTTGTTGCGAAAGAACTTAGGGAAAACGACTCTGCCATCGTCAGTCTCCTTCGCCCAGCCGACTTTCTCCATCGCCTCGCCAAAGCACGGCACTTCGGCCAGCACGTCGAGGCTGCCGAGGCCGGCGCAGTCGAGCACGAGGTCATATCCGGAGGCGTATCCCTGCTCGCGCGCCACGCCCCAGACTTGCAGCAGTCCCGCAATTGTCACGCTGAGTGTCACGCTCGTGTCCACATGCTCATAGGCGGTCTTCGAACAGGTGCGTTGTACGGGATCGGTGAGCCAATTCATAAAGCTACGGCAGCCCGCGAGATAGTCAGCCAGTGCAATGACGCGCGGGTCGCGGCGCAGCCAGACGCGCATAGGTATCCAGTCACCAGCCATCCGTGGCCTCCCTGGCTTTGCTGGGCTTTTTCTCCGCAGCCGCATCACCCTGTTGGTCCCAACCAGTGATCCTGGATCAGGCCATACCTGATGGCTCAAGGAGACACACGATGCCGCATCACCCTGTTGGTCCCAACCAGTGATCCTGGGCTCGGGGGTTATCCGAGCACGGCGGCGTTAGCTGAGGCCGCATCACCCTGTTGGTCCCAACCAGTGATCCTGGACAACTGGCGCGAGCCAAGCAGGGCCGCCGCCATAAGGCCGCATCACCCTGTTGGTCCCAACCAGTGATCCTGGTCCCACGAAGGCGGATGAGCAGACAAAAGTTCAAGTGGCCGCATCACCCTGTTGGTCCCAACCAGTGATCCTGGTCTCCATAAGGGCGATCGCTGGCGGCTCCTTGGTCCTGCCGCATCACCCTGTTGGTCCCAACCAGTGATCCTGGTACGGAAGCCCTGTTGCGTGAGGAGCGCGATTCCAGACGCCGCATCACCCTGTTGGTCCCAACCAGTGATCCTGGGCGGGTCCGCCCCAGTCTTCGTGCGGGCCGGAATGCACCTTGCCGCATCACCCTGTTGGTCCCAACCAGTGATCCTGGGGCCGTGGCCATAAGGCCCAATATCCCAGGCATTTCCAGCGGCCTCCGCGAGCGGTGCCTGGCGGCAAGCGCCAGGGCCGTGATTCGCGCTTAGCGTGGCGGTCGCTAATGTTTGTCGCCATTGCCTTTATTCCTTGCGAGCGGCCTCTATTGTCCCGATGGGGCGCAAAAACTGAAGTCGAACACCTTTGGCGCGTTGGGATAGTCTGAATCAATTGTGAGCATTCGGGTCCTCGTCTCCTCCACCAAAAGTAATCCCCAGTCCCTGGAGCTTATAAGCCAACAGCCGCCGCAGTTCGGACCAGGGAAACAGGGGTAGCCAACTCTTGTCGTGATCGGTGTAGATCACCCTGGCCACTTTTTGTCGCTCCGCCAGGCCGACCAGCTGGGCGGTCAGCTGGTGCAGTGAGGTATGGATACGGCGTTGGTGCTTCTGACAGCGCTCCTGCCGCTTCTCTCGAATGTGCCGCAGTTTGCCCGGAGGTAGACGCAACTCATACTTACTGTCCTCAGCGATACGCTGCAGGTAGGCGCGATGGCTGATGCAGAGGCGCCGTAGGTCATCGTGGTTCCAGTAGCGCGGCTCCTGCCCCTCGATCTCGACGACCCATAGGCAGGTCGAAGAGGTGAGCACTCTCATAAGCCTGGTACGCTCCGACAAGAGGGGCGGTGGAAAGCGACCCACCAGGCCAACCAGCAGGGCGTTACCCCGTCGGTAGATTTTGGCTTCACTCTTGAGGGCGGCACCTTCCACGAATTGGCGGAAGAGTGCCACCTGGCGGGCGAAGTTCGGGCCGCCCTTGAGTCGGAGCTGCCAGCGCTTCTCGGCACCGCGTCCCAGTGGCAGGCTCACCAGGGGCCGGTTGCCCTGATCCCAAGAAGGGCGCCAAGCCTGGTTATGGACCGGATAGGGCGTCGGATAGCGATACGTCGGCAGGCTGGCCGCATGTTGCCAGAGGACTTGATAAAGGACTGCTTTGTACTTGCGCTTCACCGCGCGTTCCAGCGAGGCACAGGTGCGCGTGTCGAGATCGGGGAAGAGTTGGGTCAGCTTTGGGTAAAAGTACGTCGCCGGCATGGGTGGTAGTTTGGCATCACCGGGCAGCCGCTGGTGATCAGCCTTGGCCAACTCGGTCATCAGCCAGTTGCTGGCTGCCGTAGTCTGGGCCCAGCAAGCATGCAAATCGCGCCAAAGTGCTTCCCAGGAACCCTCCACGGGGGAAGCGACAGAGAGAGTTGTGCAGCGAACTATCGAGTCACTCATGACTGGGGCTCCTCCATCGTCTCCGATTTACCACCTAGATCCTCCAGGTGACTGATGAGCTCCTCGGCCCGCTCTGCCATCAGTTCCTCAGGCCGCTCCGCCCCATACTGTTCGACCAGGGCCTGGAACTCATCGGGTTGCAGGATCTGCGAGAGTAGCTGCAATTCTTGCAGCTGTTGCTGCGTGACGCGGCCCTCGGCGTTGACGGCATCCTGGCCCAGCCACTTTGGATCAAAGGGTAGTCCTTGTGGCAGTCCTTCCTCCGCCAACTCATCGAGGTTGGCAGCGCGGCCCAGGTCCGCGGTCAGCGGCACGCGCTTGGCCAGGCGGCGCACGGCCGTCTTGCAGCCCATCGCTTCCACATGCGTCCACCAGGGCGAATTCTTTTTGCGACCATCCGGCAGCGTGCCATAGCGAGCCTGGCAGGCCAGCACTTCCTCCCAACCGAGGACCTCGAAGTCAAAGCCGCCATTGGCCAGGCTCACCGAGGCATAGACGGCGATCGGCTCGCCGCGGCCCTTCAGCGCCGGCGCGAAGTCGAGATAGGGCTTGGAGCCATGGCAGAATTTGAAGTGGTCGCCGGCATGGACGCAGTGGGCCGGAAAGGCCTTGACCTGGCCCGAACGAAAAGCCAGCGACCGGAAGCCCTTGTAGCCGATGATAAGCTGAGCCTCCAGCCGCCGCGTCTTGCCGTTGCGGTAGGGCACCAGGTAGGCATGCCCCAGCACGTCGTCCAGCTCCAGGCCGAGCTGGCAGGCCTGCATCAAGCAGGCGATGAGGCTGACCTGGGTGCAATCGGCCAGCTGCGGATTCTTGCGGCAGGCCGTCAGCGCCAGCCGTATCATGCGGTCTGGCGTCAGGCTGCGCGCCAGTTGCCGCGGGATGGCCCGGCCGAACTCGTCGGCCTTGGCCAGCAGGAACTTTTCCAGCGTCTGCACGGGGTCAGTTCGCACGGTGACGGACATGGTCTTTCTCCTTGGTTAGAATCCTCATGTCGTAGTAGGTCGTCTCCGGAACGCGGTATTCGCGCCGGGTAATCTGGCGCCGGCGAATGTATCTCCCATCTTTGAGATGGCCTTCGCAGGCGTGGCCCATCTTCTCGATGAGCTGGGCCTTGAGCGTTTGCCGCTGCAGCTCGAGCGCCGCGATGTCGAGGCCCAGCTGTTGGTAGGCATCCACGAGCTTTTCGCCCTGTTCGTCCAGCCAAACGACTTGCCCTGGCTGGGGATGGTAGAGCAGCTGCAGCAACTCCAGATTGCTGGACTCCCAGCCGATGGTGTCCTTGCGCTGGACCTTTTCCCAGAACCACTTGAGCTGCTCCTCCAGGGCCGCGCAGAAATGCGGCAGGTAGTTCACCGAGTACACGCGGAACTCGCTGCCGCCGATGAGCACGGCGACATCGGCTCGCTCGTCGAGCCCATGCGCCCGGCCGACGTGAAGCTGGTGCTGCACCTGGACGGCGTAATGCTCGGGAATCTCATCGGTGCCCGGCCGGCCCCAGCCCTCGCCGGTGCGGGAGTTCTTCAGCTCAACGATGCGCTGGCCGGCGACGACGCGGTCTAGACTGGCGAACATCCACGGCGCTTGCGGATGCCAGAGGATGGCCGCCGGCGGCGCCTCGGCCTGCAGTCCGGTCTCCTCGGTGTAGGCCGCCGCGATGGTTTCCTCGAGCTTGAGGCCCCAGCGCAGGGCCGCGCTGTCGCGTGCCGGCAGCAGGCCCCACTTATCTAGGGCGACTTCCAGCGCGGTCTTGTAGGGGTCCAGCCCGAGCACTGCGGCCGCCTCCGAGCTGCCCAGGCCCGCCTTGCGTTCGGCCAGCCAGCTTTGCCGTTCCGTCGCCTTCATGGCATTCCTCCTGTTCAGGCTGCCTTTGCATTCTCGGCTTCAAATCCCTGAATTCCGAGCGACTGCATTTTCACGATCAATTGCCGCTCGATCTCCTCAGGAATGTACTTTCTAAAGCATCGCCAACTCTTATCGGTCACTGGATGAAACATGCGATTGGACTTAGGTTTTAGCTTGTGAATGAACACTTGTTCGATGGCTTGTCTTGTCGCTTTTGCCCAGGCCGAGTTACTCTGAAGTTCTTTTGGAAGGATCAGGTAAACAACTTGATCAACCACACCATGATGGTTGAGAAATTCATGAGACCCCATTCTCCTTCTGAAGTTCAGAGTCTCGCCGATGTAAATCAAAGAGTCTCTGCAAAGCATGAAATAAATGCAGGGAAAATCTCTCTCTACAATCCATGTTCCGATCTCTTTCATGTTTCTGATCCTCTTATCAAGCCACATGGCGCGTCTCGGCGTCGAAGTGGATGTCACTCTCAATGGCCAGAACCCGCGCCAGACCGGGCATCCTCTCGACGACCCGCTTCACGGCGGCTTCGCAGCGCTCCTTCTGGAGCCAGAGATAGCCGTCCAGCAGGTTCAACTCGTTGGGGCTAGGCCCGAGGATGCGGGCCTTGATGACGACGGTATAGTTCACAGCCTCCTCCTGTTCCGTGGGTGACGTTTACCTCAGCCAACTCGGCACAGAGTGCGAGCGGGCCTCGACCAGGTCCTCGACCTCCTCCAGGAATTCCTCGGGCACGCGCTGCACATCGGGCACCTGACGGCCGCCGACCTCCCGATAGCGTGTCTGGGTGACGACCATCTCGCCAGGACCGTAGCGGCGCCGCCACTCCAGGCTGAGCCGCCGGGCCAGCCGCGACGCCTGGCGCAAGGAGCGGGCCTCGCCAATCTTGACCCAGCCGGCCACGGGTTCATCCTTGCTCTCATCCCAACCCCCCAGCGCGTAATACACCTCCAGCATGACTTGTCCTCGCTGGTCGCGGTGGCCACTAACCGAGCCACCAATGGAGCCGCCCCTCGCTGAGCAGCAGTCCCGGCGGGGGGACTCGAACCCCTGAGATCGCTCCGTGACGCCGTCCTTCAACTCACCCTGTTGGCGCGCAACCGATACGGAGTAGCGCTGCAACTACCGGCTGCAGGGAGAGCCTAACGACCGCGCCGCATCGTCCGCCGGGAACCGGTCAGGAAACCAGTCCCGCCAGCCATTCCGGTCGCACACCCAGGACCTCGGCCAGGCGCTTGACCAGGCTGGGCGTGGGCAGCTTGCGGCCGGCGGACAAATCATCCAGCAGCTGCCGCGAGGTGCCGGCCAGGCGGGCCACGTCCCGGATGCGCAGGTTCCGAACGTGACGGCCGTGCAGGAACCGGCGGCGGAAGATTCGCGGCTCGATGGTCTTGCAAGTCTCGGGAGCAGGTTGCATCATAGGTTAACCCTTCTCGTTGATGGGTGATGGACGGCTTTCGGTTTCTGCGGCCGGCGGTTTCCTGGGTAGGGACTATCCGTAAGCCCGCCGGCCGCTTTTCTTCTTCTGCCCCTTCTTCAGCTCCTTCTGAAACTCCTCCAGCTGCTGGGCGGCCAGACGCTCGAAGTTGCTGGGCACCGGTTGCTGGGGCGCGAGTTGACCCTGCAAGCGCGCAAAGAATCGCGCCAGGGCCGGACGGCTCGACCACCAGGCCCGATCAGGACCATAAAAGCCTTCCAGGTAAATGACCTCCCCTGCGCGGCCGCGCTTGCCCTGGCGAATCCAGCGCCGCAGCGTGTTGGCATCGCGGCGGGCGCCGCGAATGGGCGGCAGCACCTTGGCCAGCCGCGTGATGGGTTCGACTTGTTCCTCGTTGAGCAGCGCCAGGGTCTGGGCTGCGAGGGTTTCCGTGTTCATGGCGGTCTCTTCTCGGTCTCAGAAAGGGATGCGCTCGTACCCGCAGTGCGGGCAGTAGTTGTAGTTCCAATGAATGTCTCGATGGCAACTCTCGCAGAGAACCTGCTGCGTTGGCTCTGCGTTCGCTGGGGGCTCCGGAAAACTCAGCGCTTGTTGGCGGTCACGCAACCGGCGGCGCTCGAGTGCAATGCTGGCTAGCACGGCCACGAGGAAAAAAGCTCCCACGACCAGGACGATCTCCATGTCAGGCTCCTTGTTCTGGCGACCTGGCCCGGCGCCGGAAGCGTGCCGGGTTGGCGATGCGGCAGGTCGGGCAGCCGCAGTAATCAATCTTCTCGCGGAGGAGCACCGTGGCCGCGGCCAAGGCCTCCGCCTGCGTCCAGTAAAAGCCCGTCTCATAACGCAACCGGCGATTGGGCGGCCCGGAGCAATGCTCTTCGAGCACCATACCGACAAAGGGCGGCTCCTCCGGCCCATGCCGCTCCACGATCTGGCGGCTGAGGACCGTGTGCCTAAGCGAAAAATCTTTATGAGGCGTCATCGTCTCTCCCCTCACGCAGGCAGCATTCGGCGATGAAAGCCAGATCCTCCAACTCCAGGCGCAGATTCAGGGGAAAGGAGTAGTCGATCAAGCAGCGCCGCAAGCGCCGGCGGATTTCCTCCAGCGCCTCCAGCAAGTCCTGCTGCTTCATGCGCATACCTCCCGCGGCCCCGTGTCCAGCAGCCACCGTTGGTCCTTGCAGATAGGGCATTCCAGCTTGAAATACTTGCCGTAGTGGCAGGTGCCGCACTTCAGGCAGGTCTCCTCGGGGCCGCCGATGTGCTTGTGGCGCACGAAGCGGCGCAGGACCGTGAAGTCGGTGTGCAGGCAGTGGTGGCAGGGCCGCAGGCGCTTGTTGAAGCAGGCTACGCAGTAGGCGGATTTGCCTTGCAGGCTCGTGTGACAGTCGTGGCAGTGCACTCCGAGATTCGCCATCGCTTGTCCTCCTTAGGCGGAACGCTGGCGCGCCTTCGTCGTGGTCGTGGTAGCCCCCACCTGGCCCAGCCGACGCAGGCTGTTGCGCACGAGCCAGGTGTTGATCCAGTTGCGGCCGGCCAGGCAGGCGATGCGGGCCTGCTCGCTGGGGATCAAGCCTTCGGCCACGTCCGGCATCAGGGCCGCCGAGTAGGCGGCGAAGGCCTCCAGGCTTTCCACCGGGCCGGCGTGGCTCAGGATGCGCGGCTTGTGCAAGCCCGGAACACTTCGGTCAGCTTCCTTGCGACGCATAGGATCTCCTTTCGTTCTTGCTTGGCCTTCTTGCGGAAGGCGAAATAACAGGCTTGGTTGCAATAGGGCCGCGGACGATGCGGCACCTGCCAGATGGCTCGGGCACAATGACCACAGTTGCGCCACCAGCCCTTGACCTTCGCCGCCCACTGGCAGGCCTCGGAGCAGTACACGCGGACGTAACAGCGCCGGTAGTAGAAGTCCCGGCTGCACTGCGGGCAGGTGAATCGCTTCAGGGGCAGGGGCGGACGGCTCATCGTTGGTCTCCTTCCCTCGCCTCGGTGCTTGACTCGTACATCTAACGGTGGGGTAAGATAATCTGGTGGACATCCACTGTCAATACAAGAAAATCTTTTTTTCTTATTCTAAACTCTTGCAGACATACATTAGGCGCTTATACTTTTTTGATTCATGACTTCCAACTGACATTGCATTGAAGGTGGCATTACGATGTTGCTCATGGCTAAATCTGGACGTAAAGCAGACCGGCACAAAAAG